CGGCTACGGCTCCGGCTCCGGCGACGGCTCCGGCGACGGCAAAGGATAAAAACATTTAGTCCAAGTGACTTTAAGCAAAGGTAAATACACACAATGGCAGATCGCGTATCAATCACAAGTCCCGTAGCTCGCATGGTTGCGGGAAGTCTCTATAAAGCCGTCGATAAGGATTTCGATGGTAACCCACTTAAGTACAAAACCGGCCCGAAGGCAGGTCAGGAGCGAGTTGAATATTACTTCGCCGTCGCTATTCCAAAGACGAAATCAAACTGGTGGGAAGAGCCGTGGGGAGCGACAATTCTTCAGGTCGGAGCTCAGAGTTTCCCGCAAGGCTATCAGCGAAAAGACTTCGCTTGGAAGATCACTGACGGCGATTCGACTGAATTGAACAAGCGTAACAAGCGCCCTTGCGATAACGAAGGATACAAGGGACATTGGGTGCTGAATCTTCGTGGCGGACATGCGCCGAAGACCTATCGCATGGTCAACAACGAACCGATTCCGATGGCTGAGGGCGATCAGATCAAACCCGGCTATTACGTCCAGGTCGCTTTCAACGTCGAAGGGAATGGAAACCAGAACAATCCTGGCGTTTACCTGAATCATTCGATGGTCTGTCTACGCGGATATGGACCTGAAATCCTTGCCGGCCCTGACGTAAAGGATGCAGGCTTCGGAGGCGGTGCGCTACCGGCAGGCGCTTCTGACGCCCCTTTAGCTGTCAGCAGCCCATTCCCGCCCGCTGCATCGTCTGCCACCAACCTACCGGCTGCGCCCATCCCTGCCCCTTCTGTCGCAGTGGTGCCCAACCCCGGTTTTTTGCAAGTACCCCCGCCATCAACCCCCCTTTCTGGTGTGAGTATGAGCGCAGGTGGTGTAATCCCGCCCGCGAGTGCACCTGCGTCCCCTTCTAATCTTCCGTCACCGCCAGCACCACCAGCTCCGAGCGGTCCTATCTATCTCATGACGGCCCAGGCTGGCAACTACACTCGCGAGCAATATAACGCTCAAGGTTGGAGCGATGCACAACTCATTCAAGCTGGCTACATGACGCAGCAGTAACCAATCGTCCCTGCCACTGTCTCAGGCGGCAAGACCGTTGATTCGTACCTTGAGAGCGGTAGGTCTGCGGGTAATCAGATTCACCGAAAGCAGCCTCAAGCGACTGGCAGGGCAGGGACGAATAATCACTATCAGAAAGGACATCAGACAATGGCTGTTGAATTTAATGTGAAGGCGACTCGTGGAACGATCTACGAGTTCTACCCCGATGAAATCGAAGTGCGTGAAGAACTGAACGGTCGGCAAGATAAGCCTGACATTGAATGGCTAATCGCCGATATCATCTCGCAGGGTCAGATCCAACCTTGTGGAGTTTGGAGCGACGGCGGTACGCCCGTTCTCTCTTACGGATTCTCGCGCTGGCGTGCGCTTTCTGAAATCAACCGCCGCAAACTGACTCCAGAGGCGATGAAGCTCAAGTGCTCTTACTTCAAGACCAATGAGCAAGGGGCTTTCGTCCGCAACATTTCTGAAAATCGAATGCGGAATGAGACGACACCGATTGATGACGCTCACAATATTCAGCGACTGGTTGGATGGGGTCTGACAGAGACTCGAATCGCCGCTATCTACTTCCCTACAGCGGCCACTGAAGCGGAACTCGTGGAAGCGGTAAAGTGGATCAATGATCGTCTCAAACTCATCTCCTTATCTCCTGAAGCTGAGATCGCCGTCAAGTCTGGTCGAATCAAGAAAGAGTCAGCGGCCCAAGCGATTGCGAAACTGAAGAGTTCGCAACAGAAGGCGCTGCTGAAGAGCAAGCCGGAAGGCGAGATCACCGCAAAGGACGTGAAGGCTTTCCTTGGTTCTAGCAAACCAGAGAAGCCAAAGATCTGGAAGAATGATCCGGAGCTTATGCGCCGTCTCACTTTGGTGCTGGAATCCGCCGACTTTGAAGCTTACGATGAGAGCGTCCATACACTGATCGAAGTGAATGCCGAAGCGCTGGCGGCACTCAAGAATTACGTAATGCCGGGAGAGTGATGATCCCCACCCCACCATCCGCCAAGCCCGTAGCGTTCTATGATACGGAGTGCTATCGCAACTATTGGGTGCTGAAGATTCAAGTTCAGAACGGACCCATCTTCAGCTTCCGATTGCGTTCCGGACAAAGTTTCAGTCAAGCCGATAAAATACGCATCGCTGATCTATTCGCGATGTTCTGCGTCATCAGTTTCAACGGCATTTATTACGATGTACCGATGCTATGCGCGGCCCTTGCAGGCTTCTCTTGCGAGCAACTAAAGTGGCTATCAGACGAGATCATCGTCAATAAACGCAAACCCTGGGAGTTGAATCTTCCACTTCAGTGGGAACCTGCCGATCACATCGACATCATGAACGTGCTGCCAGGGGAAGGTAGTGCCAAGCAATATGCAGCGCGGATCCACGCAAAGACAATCAAAGATTTACCTTTTGAACCTGACCAATGGCTTTCTGATGTCGAAATTGCTGAACTCGATGCATATTGCGAACTTGATTTAACCAACCTTGAACTAAAGTACGAAGCTATCGAACCTCAGCGCATCATTCGAGATCATGACAGCAAACGATATGGCCTCGATCTTCGCTCCAAGTCTGACGCACAGCTCGCAGAAGCCGTCATCAAACGTCGATGTGAGGAAGCTCTAGGACAACGCATATTCAAGCCTGAGATCGATTGGAATATGCAGTTCCGTTACGACCCTCCGAAGTGGATTGGCTTCGATATCCCTCAGCTTCAGGCCGCTTTGCGATCAATCGAATCGGCGGTATTCGGACTCGGTGCAAACGGTATGGTCGATATGCCGCCACAGCTTAAAGGGCTGGAGATTCCACTGGGGGAGGCAGTCTATCGACTCGGCATTGGTGGCCTCCACAGTTCGGAAAAGTGTGTATCCTATCGAGCCGACGATACATGGCTGTTGAACGATATCGACGTTGAAAGCTATTACCCTAACCTGATTCTTCTATCAGGCGAGTTCCCCGCAGCCCTCGGGCCCGTCTTCCTTGAAATTCTCGGAAGCATGAAGGATGAGCGTCTCGGCTCAAAGAAGCTGGAGCGAATTCTATCCGAACGCGGTGATACTTCGAGCTCTGAATTCAAGATTGCTCACGTTGAGAACGAAGGCGGCAAGGTCAAAATCAACGGTACGTTCGGAAAAACAGGATCTCCCTTCTCGATTCTCTTTGCACCGAAGATGATGATTCAGACCACCATCACAGGGCAGCTATCCTTGCTGATGTTGATCGAATGGCATGAGCTTTACGGCATCCAGGTAATATCCGCCAATACTGACGGTTTGGTGATTCACGTCCGGCGCGATCAGGAATATCTAAGTCAGCATTTGATCGAACAGTGGCAGATACGAACCGGCCTTAAGATGGAGAAAACCAGTTACAGCGCAATGTACATGCGAGATGTGAACAACTACTTCGCCGTCAAGATCAAAGGTGGAGTGAAGCGCAAAGGTGAGTATAGTAAATCCGGCCTCATTGAAAAGAAGAATCCCGATGTTGAGATTTGCTCCGATGCCGTAGCCGATTTCCTTGAGAAAGGAACTCCGATTTTATGGACAATAGCGACTTGCCGCGATATTCGAAAGTTCGTCACGGTGCAGAAGGTCGCCGGTGGAGCTGTAAAGATGTGGGGAGAAGGTCCGCAATTCAAACTGGTGCGAGATATGATCCCGGTGCTTGAGGCGAACGGATGGGAACGTCGAGGGCGAAAGTGGTTTAAAGAATCGGTGGAGTATGACGCAACTACCGCTTATGCCGCCTGCTTTCCACCGCAGCATCCTGACTATGTGGGCAAAGTGATCCGATGGTATTATGGCGTCAATTCGCCAGGCCCGATCGTTTACAAAAACTCAGGGAACATGGTTGGACTCAGTTACGGTGCGCAACCCTGCATGACGCTGCCGGATGAGTTTCCCTCAGACATCGATTACGCTTGGTACGTTCGCCGCTGCCAGCAGATATTGGAGGATGTAGGATATGCCTAAGCTATCTCACGGCACTCACATCCATCGCAAAGGCTATCCTCGCTTATCTGCCGGCGTCTGTCGTGACAAGTACGTCCACATCCTAGTTGCCGAAGGAATGATGGGCAGACCTCTTGAGCCGTGGGAAGAAGTACATCACAAGGATGGAGATCGATCAAATCCCAGGTGGACCAATCTGATCGTCATCGACAAGGTGAAACATAGCGAGATCAGCCGCCGACAACAGATTCATCAGGCTGGTGGAATGGAGCAAGCACTTGCCGCCGCTTTAGCTTACCGGGAAATCATGGGGAGAGGATATGAAGAGATGGAAGTGCCTGAACTGTCAGACGACGGTAATGAGGATGGATTCTCAGATACCTCGTTCCTGCCGGAAGTGTTACTCGGGCAGGGCATGGATGAAAGAGATTTGGAGCAGTGAGGAGCGTCTTATAGTAACTGAGGTAGGGGGAAGTAGCTTTGAGGCTGCTCCAAGCTAAGTAAAGCGTTTTATCTTAAGGCGTATGGCGAGCTACGGCAGCCGAAATATCCCACAATTCCCCCATTCGCTTTACTGGCCACATGTACCAGGGAATAGGCTTCAGATAATCAGCCGTCACCTTGTCTGTAACCTTGCGAGCGTCCGCCGTGATTCCCGCTGCTGATCCTGTTACGTCTCGAACATTTCCGAGAGTCGCCGCAAGGTCTGGTTGATCCTGAGCCATGTAGGTTCGAAAGTCTGTTACCGCTCCGTTGGCGTTCTCAATTGCCGGAGGTAAGGTGCGGAGGACTGCCGGAATCGCGTCTGTAGCCGTACGTGCTGAGTCCAGAAGCGGCCCTACAGCCTGCATCTGCCTATTGGCGACCCCTACAGCCTCCGTAACGCTTCCGAGCGTACCTTGAGCAGCTCTGAGCGTTCCGTCTATTGTTCCGAGAGTCCTATCGAGATGCCACATCTCCGCGCGGAGGTCTCGCTCGATCGCAGCGACAGATTGAACTTGCTGTTTACTGGCGTTCGCCCATGCACCAGTGGCCGCATCGATATGGCTTACGGTGCTGTTGAGATCCGGAATCTTAGGAAGAGTGAGAACTCGATATCCGATCGCAGACAAAGCAAAGGCCCCAGCCGCAGCTAGGGCCCATGCGCGTGTCTCGCTTTGCCAGGTCATTTTAGGTTGCCGAAGGCGTTGGCTGAGGGAAGTTTGCCAAGAGTGCAGCAAATTCTTTGAGCACTTTGTTTACGAGAGCGACGCTTGCCGGATTGGTAATGTGTCCTGCCGTAAGTGCGGCAGCCAGATTGTTTTGAATTGAGGCGATCATCGAAGCTGCGGAAGGCGTCGGGCCGGCGTCCGTAATGACAGCGCGCACAACCGTAATATCCTGAATTGATTCCGAAATGACGCTTTGCACCTCACCTGAAACCGCACTTCCGGCGATAGGTTGCAAAAGAGTGACCAGAACAGGCCCAGCATAAGCGAGGGTGGTATCGGCGATTTGCAGGAATGTTGGGGCTTCACCAAGAATCTTGGTTACTTCGTTTTTTGCCCAATTACAGAACGTATGTTCTGCATTCTTCAATTCAATGAGAAAACTCATTTTAACCTCCGTTGACGATTAAGAGAAGTGCGACGATTAAATGGTGCTGGTTCCTTTTGCCCGCTGAGGAAGGACTTGAACCTTCAATGGAACACCGTTCCGAGCCCAGCCGCCCGCCATCTGTTAATTCAGACTGACGTCCCATATTAAGACCTGTTCAATCTCTCAGGGTGCGTATGCCAATTCCGCCACTCGTCAATCGCCGCACTTCTAGTTGACGATTGTATCAAAACTACTGAGCGTGAGGAAAGAAAATCACTTTGATGAGAAAGCCAATCACAGCGATTGCAGAGCCGTAGCTCATCACAAGACCTTTATTCAAAAGAGAATCATATTTCTGAAATTTCGCGTCTGTCATTTTCTCCATCCTTTCTTGAGAATCTTCCAGTAATGCGAGTCTGGTAGTAACCGAAGGGTTGTCTTTCCCCTTTCCTTGATACATATCCGTTTTCAATTCACGAACGTCTGAGATCAACTCTGCATATTCATTCACCTCAGGCCCCCAGATATTCGATTTGGCCATACACGTAAGCTTGAGAACTGCCGCTTGCTGTTCCTGCAAGCGTAGATGCACCGACAAGCATTCGAGCGTCTAATGTATCGCTGATCGCACAGGCGATAATAGCGCTGAAGGAATAGGCCATATCTCCATCTGAAACTTGAGGATATTCGTTACAAAGTCGTGCGAGACTTCCGTTTTTGAAAATTTGAGTACCTGCGAGTTGTCCGGCAGGGGCAGGGAGATAGATTGATCCACTGAAACGGTACTTGCCCGCCCACGGTGCCTGAAAGTTCTTATTGGTGCCATTCCAGAGCCCGAAACTATCGAACTCTACCGTATCCCAAAGAACCTTCGATACTCCGCTCACCAAAGTCTGTTGAGCGCTTGCGTAAACTGAAGCTACTTGAGCAATGCCGGCAGACTGAAGTACCCATCCCGCTCCACCAGTATCGGGATTAGTAATGTTGTTATCGACCGTCGAAATCCAAAAACCAAGTCCAGAAGCGGCTATCAGACGAGCGCCTTTTGGATAACCACCAACAGCACTGGAAAAAGCAGAATCGTAAAGAAAAGACGCTCCCGCATTATTCCACACAACGGGAGCGGATATTTGATTCAACGCCCCGTTCATATCAAGCCCGCTCATGACAACCCCGCCGCCCGTGATTGGAGTCATGGTGGTGGGAGGGAAACCATCATTGAAACTAGCAGCACCAGGAGTTATGCCGATTTGGGAAGGGACCGGGACGGTACGTTTACCACCATAGCCACCGGACGGAGCAGCATTTACCGCAAAGGGCTCTACGATTTTGGCTGGTGCTCCGCTTAATTGCATTTCAAACCCCTTCTGAGAATATCCCAAAACCCATTGTAGTCACCCAAGGTTGCCCCATTTCAGCGAATCCAATGAAAGGATAATCTCCCGATTGAATCCCGACTCGAACACCAGAAGGATTCAAGAAAATTGTAGATTGCTGAAGAATCAAAAGTTGAATCGAAGTAAGAGGGAATTCAAAATTATAGACCATCGTCATTCCCCCAGTGTCTAGTACATACGCTCTGCTTCCCGCCCCAAGCCAATTCTGTAGAAGCTGATTAATGGCCGGTGAACTCGGATAAAGGATGTTGCTGAGAGCCTTCAACATGATGAGAGAGCGGAATGTATCGGCATCGTTCAAGTAAGTTCCAAGAGCAACGATTAGAGACTGAGGAATACCAACAATTCGACTCCAGATCGAAAGTCCGAAAATATTGGCTGTTGCAACGTTGAAGATGGCGTTATAGAAACCGTCAATATCTTTCGATGGGTCAATATTCGCGTTCATCCCATTGACGATCGCAAGGATGCGCGGAGAGTTGCCATATTCGCTTTGAATCGTCTGTTCAACGTTGACCATTAGATGTAACTCACCGTGATGTTGCTTGCGCTGATACTAGGAGTCTGATCGATTCCAACTTGGGCCTGCTCTCCAGTTGGAGATGCTGTTGTTCCTACCTGTACTCCCAAAAGTGTCACATAACTGCCGATGTTAGAAACGACTGCGTAATATTGAGCTGCAATCACGCTTCCGCCGATGCGAGCCCTTGCGTTTCCGTTCTGCCCATTGAACTGAGCGATGATTGCATTTTTGATGAGAGTAGTTAGATTCGCCGGCAGGTTCGGGGAGTTTACCACTTGAACGGCGAAGTAGATGGGCAAACCGACAGGTCGAATGAAGCTGACCTGATACTGTGGCTGAGGAAAGCTATAGGTAGTATCGCTAACCGTTTGAGTGCTAACCGTCCCATGTCCAGGAACCGGCGATTGCCCCACTGGATAAGCGGAGTAATCGCAACCATCATCTTTTTTGCTCCAGATAGCCTGGGCAACTTGAGCATCGATTCCACCAACGACTGCTACGTAAACCGAATGTGGCGCGAGAGGATAGTTCGAAGCTCCGTAATTCACTTCAATGCCAGCAGGATTATCGATCACAAAACAATCAAGAACATTGTTAATCTCAAACACTGAAGCATAGATCGCCTGATTCGTCCCCCGCCCATTGATAGCAACTGAATTCTGTCGACGAAACTCAAAATCAGCGCGGCTTTCAACCACATTGCCAATAATCCCGTCTGAGGGATTCGTGATCGTATCCCAGCCGTTGATCTGCTGATAGACCTTCGTCAACGTTCCAGCAGAGCAAGCGATAGCGCCCGTCGCCTGATTCTGCCACTGGCTTGTAACCGTCCCGCCGCTACCGATGGTGACACTTGTCAACAGCACATACGTGTTGCCGCTCTGATCCTGCGCCAGCGTGCCGGCAGGGATTGGAGTACCTGAGATGCCCCCAAGGGTGCAAGTAACCGCCGTGGCTTGCGCAGGCTTGCGCGTGAGGAAGTAGATTCGAGCTAAGGCGTCCTGAAATCGACCGCTGGCATATTGAGGATCGAACTGATTGGCGAGGTAGAGAATCTGTCCGTCTTTGTCTGCAATGATCGCCGATTCGCTTGACGCTACCTGCCCCTGTGGAGTTGTCAGCCCAGGACCGAGAACGCCTCCGAAAGCAGAATTAATATCAGCTTGAGTGCCGGCGAGAATAGCGGACTCTTGTGGGACAATAACCCCGGCGTCTTCGAATTGGATCTGAGGTACGCTAGTCGCCATTAGAACGTCACCGTCGAAGACACGTTGTTTTCATCTACTATGTAGACTGAACCCGTCACTGCGCGATCACTGAAACTCGTGATAATCGTCTGCGCCGTGCTCACTCCAGGCACACTTAAAGCGATAGTGTTGATCATCTCGATAACCAGAGATGCAGGCGGCAACTTGCCGAGAATTTGAGTCCAGTAAGGAATACCCTGAGTAGTATCGTAATACACTTCTCCCGCGAAAGTCCGAATCGCACTCGCCACGTCTTGAGCAACAGCAAGCGGAGGAAAGGCGACTGCAATATTGCCGTCGTTATCGACGGTCAAGTCCCATGTATCCGGGTCGAGTTGAAGTGTGGAGTAGACAGTCATGACAGTGGCGGACTTGTTGGGTCTCCTACGGGTTCGGAAGTGTGCGTATGATGGACTGCGCTAATAGAACTTGGACCTGCAATCACATCGGTTTCTGCCGTTATTGTACCGTTAGTTTGATTCACGTCTCCCTGCAAATTGATCGTAGGGGCTTGAATGGTTATCGTAGAAGGAGAAACGATCGATATGCCTTCCGAACTGAATTGAATGTACTGAGTTGGAGCATCCTTAGAAAGCCCGAGTCCGATATACATCGCATCAGAGAAACTGAAATATCGGTCACTTCCAGGATTCGCTTGAGTTTGCGTACTGATCACTTTGCTGATATCACGGCTGGCGAACAGGCAGAATCCAATATCGCCTGCAACCGGGTCCAGAATTATTCCATTCCCTCCGGCACTTTGCATTCGTAGATAAGGCACATTACTGATCGTTGTGTGAGGAGTGCTATTACCTCCAGCATCTACCTGATTCACGAGAGGTTGGACATCCACGGTGCCAATGGCTGATCGACCTCCTGAATTGGTGCATGAAATCACTTTGACAAGAGTGGCCGTCTGCATCTTGAGCAACTGCTGTTCGATAAGAAATTGAAGTTGGTTATATCTCCCTACCGGAGTAAAGGGAGTGAATACACCAGGCGCGATTGTGCTCATGATGCCAGCGCCAGTCCGGTTTTAGTTCCGCGCACATCCATAAACCAAGATCCATTTGGCTTTGCACTTTCCAATCGAAGCCCGATACTAGTGGCAATCCAAAGGCCGGCAGCGCGGGGAGTTTGAGGACTTACAACGATAACGGGGCCTCCGAAAGTGACCGAAGGATTGAAGAGACATTGAAATTTCACTCCCACTCCATCGAAAGTTGGATAATCGCGAAGTCCGGACGCCTTGGATACAGTCGTTGCCGGTTTCGATCTAGCTTGGTTCAACGGAGTAATGGCGACAATCGTATTGTCGATGTAAAGCCACACTCCAGCAGCTCTCGCGATATCTTTCAGTTGCTCCAATCCAGTGTTGGCGAAATAAGGATTGACGATAGGTATCTGGCCTACTCCGTTATTTTCAAGCGTATAAGTCGCCGCGCCCGAACTGATGCTTGCGTTGATCTTTCCAATTACGGTTTGCATGAGGCTGACGGCATCTACCGGACCTGAGAACGCTGTCGGAGTCAACGGTTGTAGCTGACTGAAGTAAGCCGCTTGAGCTTGGATGCTGAGATACACATCCGGCATATTATCGTAATTCGCCCATGCATTAATAATATTTCCAGTAAAAACAAGAGTACTTTGCTGACCGTCGATTGCAAAAACTTGTACGGTATTTGGGATGTAGGCAAGCGGCTGCCACTGAATTGTGGTGATAGAATTCATGTCACTTTGAGAGACTCCGAATATCTGGGCTCTCAAAGTTCCCATCATCATGCCGCCTGCCTTGTCTATATCGACAGACGCACGAAAGCCCTGAAGTGTAATCGTATTCGCGGAGGAAGAGCCGAAGTTCCCCGTTCCGAGATTAATTACAAATTTCAGCCCTTTCGGATTGTCAAAAGAATTCATTTACTTCGATTCCGGTATTGAACTGCTTACCGGCTTGTTGATGCGTGGATCCGGCAATGCTGCGTCTTGAGCGCAAAGAAGATTCATTTGGACGTCGGTGTTCCTGTCCCGGTATGGAACCAGAATCAAACCATGATCCGCCTTATCGCCGGCAATGGCTGGAAAAGCAGCCATTTCTCTATACCCTTCCGGGCAAGCAACTGGCACTGCGGGAGCCACAGCAGCCTTGACCACTGGCCTCTTGCATCCGTTCGCGTACACCAGAAGCGTGAAGACCAGAGCAAACACAACTACTACCCAAAACAATCTCTCTTTCATTTCCACCCTTCCTCCTTAAAATAACCCCTTGCGTCTGTTCTTGATTAGTTAGCAGCCAATCAAGTCATTGCTAAGGGGCCTCGAATGACCTTGAATCATTTCCATCATTGCAACCGAACAGTTCATCCAAACGCTGTTTCGTAACCTACCGGAATCTCCCTTTGTTGAATTTTTCCGAAAGCGACTGTCTCCGGAAATCTTTATGCATCTAGGGCTTCTCACATTTGTAATCAAAACCTATGCTCCCGGTCGCCAGTGCTGCGCCAGACGTGACGGTCATGCCCGTTGCGGTTGCGACTGAATGCCCCAAGTTGAGTGGAGTTGCCAGCGTGTCATTCTCGACCACGGTGCATTTGTAGATAGCCCCGGTCGTGGGCCAAAGGAGCGTGGAGATCGTCCCTCCAGCGGATACCGCCCCGGTTAACGTTGCCGTATACGAACCAGAGGTCGATGTGCACGTGGCAGTTGTGCAAGTCCAGCTCCCTACATTAGTTCCTGACGTGTTGGATGTGACCGTCTGCGGAATAGAGATGGAGGAGGGCAGCACGCCAAGGTACCAGCCGCCCGACGCCGATGAGATAAGAAGCCCAACCTGACCGCCGTAGAGGGTGGAGGAATTAGCGGTCCCCGAGGATGCGCCGCTGAATGTGACGTTGTGAGTGGTGGGATTGGCGATGATTACCATACGAGTGAAGCCAGCTGGAATCGTCGACGGTAGGACCACGGCAGAATTTGATCCATTCGCCATTTCAAGCCGGGTGTCAGTCGCGAGTAGCGTGTAGCTAGCTACTGCAATCGAGGATGTATTGTTTATGGCACCCACAAAAGAATTTCCGTTCACCTTCGCGGTTGTCGTTGTATCCGTAATGATTGAAGCCGCCCCGCCAGGACCGATACTTTGACTTGTGAGTCCTGTACCGCCGTTGGCGAAAGTTATAGGAGTGGTTCCCGAGTTAATGATAGTCCATGGTTGTCCAACCTGATTTGAGGCAGGTATTGAAACTACAAGTAATGCCGAGCCTGTTTTTAAGAGACAATCGGTTGCCGAAGTCAAAGTGAAGGTTGTAGCCGTAGTGCTGGTGCAGGAATGAGCGCTACTAAAAGGGTCGCCAGGCATGTATTCCCAATGCCCGGGAAAAGTAGATGTGATTGTCGAAACGCTGTTTGGCGGTATCTGAGCACCAACCGCCCCGCCTGTTTGACCAGCACCAGCAGTTAACGTAATAATTCCGCCAGCTTCATTCGTGAGATAAATCGTATGCGGAAAAATCGTCTGTGAAACTGGAGGCAGAAAAACATTACCACTTGCAGTTGAGGTAAATCGTATGTTATCGGCAGATGGAGAAATTACAGCCGTGCCTCCGGTAACCGCAGCCGTGGTGATTGTGTCAAGAAATGAACCTGAAGGCGGAAGAGGGGTGGTTTCAGGCACAGCTGTAGGGCCAGCCCATGCTTTATACATAGCTATTTGCCCAGTATTATTTGGATGTCGATCACCACAAGCTACTAGCTCTGATGTAGGGCCAGTACTCAGCCAAGATGCCCGATCCATCACAAAATTAGGGGCCATGCCGATCGATTGAAGGTATTTGATGTTCCTTTTTTGCATCTGCGAATACTGCCATGCGTCTGCGTACTTTGTATCGCACGTCGATCTTGTAACATCACCAACCCACAGTTGCTTTGCGGTAGCGCCGTTATCTGCGTCGCCCGTATAACCTATGCCCAGTACGCAAACAAGACCGCCATTAGAACCTGGAGTAACAGTCACTGAGTGCGACCCAGGTGCTCCTACAACCTGGCCGAGGTTGATTGAGCTGATGGTATCCGTGGCCCCCAATGCTAGCGTGGCGACGGCAGGCGCGTTAAATGTTTCAGTATTCGTGTCGGTGCTTGAATCTTGGTGATATTTGAAGGTGCCGGTAGTCGTACCACCTAAGTCATATGTTCTGATCCACATAAAAACGGTGGGCTCTGGATTGTTAGTGGTCGTTGTGAAAGGAAAAACAGCCGGGGTAGTTCCGTTTGTGCATATGCCGGTCGCCTGCGTATAGGTAGTATCAAGACTCCAACCGGAAGGAAGAGAGATTTGGTTGCCCATCACCTTTTGTGATGAAGGAATTATCTCCCAGGTAATAGCAGCCATCATCGCTGAATTAGCAACAGCCTGATAGGCCCCAGCCCCTTTGTTGAGCGCGTCATTGATGAAGCCCATCAGTGTGCGCATAATCCCGTCCCCAGCAACGGGAGCATCGGAATTAAACACCTGCTTTACAATATCGGCAGCTTGAGCGCCCGCAACACCGGCGTTCTTCCAGGTACCGCCTAAAGTTACAGGGGTTACTCCAATCTGCGACGCCAACATGCTAACCCATGTGGTTGAATTGTAAGGTACAGTTCCCGTCCCGCCCGTCGATCCGACACCATAAGTAATCGAATCACCATTGTTTATAAATCCATTAATACCTGCCGATGTAGTTGGAAATGTTTGTGTAGGCATCGGGATAGCATTTGCGAGTGAAGGCGAAACAGAAACCCCATTCCCTTGCGTTGGATCGACAGGTCCGATTGTCGTCGAGGTCTGATATATAACGGGCAAAGGCACTGTGCCTGTAGGAACCGTACTTGTCACACATCCTCCTGCTCCTGAATTCGCCGATGGAGACCAGACTGTACCGCTAGTGGAGCAACTTGCGGCGGTTATCTCAACTCCAGCTATATCGGAAGGAGTGGCGGCACGGGAAGTTGTGGGAGTGAGAGCCCAAACAATTGCTGGAGACGAAGGAAGAACAGCGCCAGAAGTAGCAGGAACGGAAAAAATCGTTCGGTCATCAAAAAGTGAAGTGATGGCAGAAGATCCAGTTATTACTTTCGCAATTGGAATATCAGCCGATCCAAAAGTTGAAGTCTTGACAGAAACATTGCAACTTGAAGTTGTGTCCAGATAAACATAATTCGTCGTGCTGGCACTCATAGTCAACGTCCCGCCATTGAACGAAACGATGGTTCCAGAGCAATTGGCGGAACCGGGGCCTATGTTTAAAACAAGTCCGGTTGCTGTCGGCAGCGGAGTGCCGTCGGCTTTAGTCTGCGACGATTGAGTGGGCCAATATCCAGGAGCAGTCCCGTTTACATATTTAGCATTCGCCGAAAAAATCGGAGCATTCTGCGTCTGGGGATTCTGAGCTGTAACAACAAAGGCCGTTAGTGTCAACCACATTGTTATGATTTTCTTCAACATTGTTGCTCCTTATGCGTAAACGGAAATGAGGGCAATTCGGCCTGTATCCGAAGCGGAAAGATAAACATTAGTAGCATCGAACGCTGGTGTTTGGGCGATGATTTGACCATCCGACAACATGAAAATTCCGATTCGTGACGGGATAGTGAGCAGACCGTGAGGTACGCTGAATAATCCCGGCGAATCCGAAGTGACTGTAAGTATAGTAGCTGAATCCGCAATGTTGATGGTCGTGTTCGTCATTGGAAACACCGTTATCTTTGCGGTTACACCTTCCCCGGTAGCAGCGAAATACAGATTCGTATCGTCAGCAGCTTGAGACTCCCAAAGCCAACCGAAGGAAGTCGGCAGGATATCGATCAAACTGGGAGTTCTGCCGAGGCCATGAGGCACTGCAAACGTACCAGGATCAGCAGGAGAGGAAGCACTCAGAGTAGCAGCGGGAATTTGAATAGTAGGAGAAGTCTTAGTCACTTCTGCAAGCGTTGGCGGTCGATAGACAAGCAAAGTGGCAGTAATGCCCACATCAGAAGCGGTTAAGTACAGATTCGTTTTGTCGGCAAAGAACGGCTGACCCCAGATAACACCGGATGAAGTAGGTACAATTTCAAGCACGGTGGGAATACCGTCAAGGCCGTGAGCAAAAGCGAAATTACCGGCATTCGGAGAAGTGATCGTGAGAATCTCTTCTAAGATCAAAATTGACGGAATTCCAACCGCTGCGAAAGTTGTTTCGAGCACTTCCGAAGCGTCCAGGTACATCAGCATCCAACGCGAGTTGAAGCCGGTATATTGCGGATCATCGATCCCCTGCGTATCGATGAAATATAGATTGCCTTGAAATCCGTCATACGAATTGCAGGCGTCGAGCGGAACACCGTTTAACGCCAGACAGCCAATGCACATATCGACGCCATTGGAGTTTAGATCGACGAAGATGCTGCCAGCACGCAGGTAAATATTGATCTGACAGTTCTGGTTGCTTAAGACGCAGAGAACTATCTGATTCGGCACTGCCTGAATTGGGATCGTCAGAGGCATATAGTCTTAGAACTTGAGATTTGGAAAAACTGCCGTTGCACCTTTCTTAAGAGTTGAAACGTCAGAACTCGGTTGCACTATTCCGCTGCTCGATTGTGAAGTAGAAGCCGGATTCTGAGGCTGATTAATAGGACTTTGAGTTATTGAATAACTGACGGAAACCTGCCGAATCTCCCTCAAATGAAGTTCGACAATGAGCATGTTCGCTCCGCTGTCAGCTCTCCGAATGATGTTGTAATCGACAATGTTGTAGTTGTGATAAGTGGCTTCTGGAATAACGACACTATACAACTGAGTCGATTGACAAGCGGCATCAAGTTGATTGAGGAAAGTCGTTCGATCAGCCACAGTGCCAGTAAAGCAATATCTTACAATCGGCTCTGCCGGCAGAATCACTTTGTTGTAGCTGGCGAATCCCCCGTCTTGAACCGGGAAGTCACTTACGCGAGTCTCCCGTTTGAACTCGAAGCTGTTGGTCGAAAGAATCGGGCCTTGACCCAATAAAGCTGTCTGAACTACAGCGGCAAGGAGACTATTACCGCCACTTGAAGATGAGCCAAGTTGATTACCGCTAGAGTCGTAGATACCCCATTGCGTTTGTTGCTGAAGCGCATTCAGTAACACCGTGGCGATAGTTCCGAGACTGGCGAGAGCAATAGTGGCCATCAGTTCAACCCCACGTTGGCCTGCGACACCAGAAGGTAATCGAGTTCACTCGCGAAGTCTTGGGCGATGCCAGCAGCATCCGTTGCCTGCGTGTGGATGGTGAGGTTGCTGATATCGACACGTCGAGAATTGTCCACGCTTTGAGGCGCTGAGGGCCCTACAGCTCCTGTAGCATAGCTGGAGGCATTAGGGATACCTGCGAGACCCCGAGCGAACGTACCGCGCCTGTAGGCTTCCCCGATAGCATCCGCAGGACGTTCATAAGCTCGCGATACGGTCGAACCCGCCCCGTACGCCGTAGTTTGCTGTTTGAGAAGGTTTCCGGCAGCTTTGTAATCGCCTTGAGTCAACTCATATTGAACGAACGCAAGTTGATCCTCGAAAGTAGCATCTCGAATATCTTTACCACTCCACGCTTTGAATTTAGCTTGTCTGTCCGGATGCCACTGTGCAATACCGTAGGCTTTACCGTTATCTCCAACAGTATTTGCACGTCCTCCGCTTTCCGCCCAAAGATTCGCTGCAATGCCCGCCGCTTGATCTTGGCTCCAACCTCGATTCATAAAAAATCGCTGCATCCGCTCAACAGTCTGCCCACCTCCGGAAAGTGGTCCGGGCTTATTATTCAATCCGAATGGATCTGGCATCTCAAAACCCTGATTATCGGTATCTTTCGCGAGCTTATCCCAATCATCCTTGACAGCGTTCCATTTATTCCGGTCAACACCGATACCGCCTTTCCAATCAAAAGTGAAAAGTCCGGATAAATTCTGCGCCAAATCGATATAACGTTTCATCGATCGCATGAAGCGCTGAAGCATATCGTCGAGTCCCGTAATAGCTTCTTGAGCCAATCGAATGCCAGGCTCCCACTTAGACCAGTCGATGAGGCTATCCCCGCCGCGCTTCCATGTCTGATAATCCTGCCACAGGAGCGCAATAGCGCTTCCGAGAGCGATCACGGCAGCAACGGTGAGATTAATAGGTGCAGCGGCGACTCCGACCGCAATGAGGCCTACAGCCATCACTTTCAGGAAATCGACGATGAATTCCTGATTGTTCTGGCACCAGTTACCGAAGCGTTCAAAGCCAGCGATGATCTTCTCAAGTGCGGGAAGCGCGTCCTGAAGCAACCCAAGTCCCAACAACGTAAATTGTTGCTTGAGTCCTACAATACTGTCTTGAAGACGCACAGCATAGGGAGTCAATCTGGCAAGCTGATCCCCATAGGCTTTCTGCCGAGCGAGTGTCAACTCAAGTTCTTTGCGGCCTGTAAGAAGTAGATTGATCGTTCCTTCATCGATACCCATCATGGCGAACATGTTATGCATGGTAGGACGATCCTTGCCTTCAGCAAAACTCGCCATATCAAGAAGTTCTTCAGTGACCGTCCGCGCCTTACCGCCCACCCCAGCCATCGAAATTCCCATCATGCTGAAGTAGGGAATGAGGCTGGATTCTCCGGTAAAGCGAAGCTGAGTCTGAGCCTTAGATAACATCGCAAGCGTACCCTGGAGCCCGGCAACAGTGCCACCTACATGCTCGACGGCGTTTCCCCATTGCGTAATGCTGGAAACACTCACTGCGATGTTTTTGGAGAAACGATCAAGTTGAGCATTCGCTTCAATGAAGTCTTGAACAAACACTTTTACCGCCGTCGCTCCCCCGATGATAGCGAGCAAACTGACTAAGCCTTTATTGAGACCGCTGATCGATCCTTCTGCCTTTGTGGCAGATTTCTCAATCGAGTCCAGATCACCCTTAGCTTTCGGAGCACCTTGAGACAACCCTTTGGAATCCAAACCCAGCGTAACAACAAGAGCGTCGATGATAGTAGCCATTAGTCTTCGCGCCTCCCGTTGTAATCGTCAACTTGGATTATCTCCAGAAGATTATAAGCGTCCTCAATCCCGTAGACCGTATCGAGTTCATGAAGAGTAGCCAAGCGGCGCGAAACGATTGTTCCAATGATGTTCGTTACGCTCCGGTATGCTTCTTTTTTTCGACCGCCTCTAGATGTGGCTTGAGGTATTCTAGGACGGCCTTCAAAAAACCCATGTTGAGATTCCACACCTGAATGCGGAGTTCGATTCGAGTTGGAATCTCTTCAATATCCCCGTCTGTCATCAGAGCGCGAATAACTGCCGGCTGCTTTGGGTCTGGAATGATGCGGATGGTGTCGAACATCTCTTTCAGTAACGGCTCCAGTACATCCCATTTAAGAGAAGTGAGCGCACGCATACCGAATTCGGCGAGAGCTGCAATACCGAGATTGTTGAGGATCCCTGGAGGGATATCCACGTTGCCTTGCAAGAGGGCCATGAAGATTCGCAGAGCCCACGCTTCCCCCTTCGCCGCGCTCATCTCGGTGATCTCATATACCTTACCTTGATCGCGCCCTTCAGCTTTGATCGTATGCTGGATTACCTTGCGCATCGAGCTAACCATCCTTTGAGATATTTTTCGTTGTTTGGGATGCTCATGTAATACTCTCGCCGCTCTTTCTTAAAAGCCTCAACCAGCGCATTTTCAGGCATCCTGTTGGCTGCCCTAATAGTATCTGGCCCCCAAATACCATCTCGTGCTACATCGAGTGGTAGACAGCGCTGTAGGAGCTTGACGGCTACCGAACTGCCCATGTTCACTGCTGCGTCGAAAACACGCTTGGTCACTTCGTTGGATGTCAGTTGAGAAAACCAGCTAGGAGTCCAGAAGTATCCGAGATAGAAGTTGTAGACGCTGGCAACCCGAGATGGTTGAGAGAGGGCTGCAATACGTGCATAGGCTGTAGGAAACGAATGACTGTTGATGCCTGCAATCGCTTTCCCGCCTACATCCGGAATGGGTTCGAATTTGCGCTCAGGATCTTCCGAATCCATGAGCCAATTGAAAGCTGTATCGAAGTCTGCCATAGCTAGATGATAGACCCGAGTAGGCTCTCCCACATGATCGTGTAAGCAACCGGCTGTAACACCTTCGCTCCGTTCGGAATCGGAGCGGCATCCGTCAGTACCCCGCGCACACCGCTGTAGACCTTGCCAGGACCAGGAAGAGTTTCGGTAGCAGTGAGATAGTAGATGGACTTCGCCACAACTTGAGCTTGTGCGATAGCGTCGAAGATCGCCACACTTGGAGAATCAGCCTGAAAGTGAAAAGTCTGTTTCACTGAGTTCAAGACAACGCCGGCAGTCTGACGCCCATCGACTCCGCGCTGAACTTCGGCAATCGTCAGATTGTCAGCTTCCCACGCGGCGTCAGCCGAATACCCGGAGAGAACAACTGGAGTATCGAACAATCCCGGTGCGGTGATTGCAACGATGCTATTTGCACTTGTAATATCAGCCATTGTTCGCTCCTAGAGAAGATCGATAACGCCCATCGTGATCTGTTGAATCGAAGAACCGTCCGTGTAGTAGAGATTCACTATCGGCGTACCGCGTTGCTGCCGTACAGTCGCGCCAGGATCTTGAATCTGAAGGTAGTATCCCTGATTCTGAATCTGAGTGGCATAACCGGCATTGCCGAGTTTCGATGTAATGTCGGCAATCTGCGTGCTCGAAAGTTGTACGCCAGTGCGAATCTGACCGAAGTTGATAGCGCCCGCAATCGGACCGCCGACGAGAGTAGTGCGCAATGCGCCGTAACCGTTCGCATTGTAAGCAAGCGACCCAATCGTGGTGAGCAGCGTAAGATTCGCAACATTCAACTGATCGGAGAGCCAAGCGTCGCCGACGAATGTATCGATCCAACCGAAATCGCCAGGCATGTTCGAATTGGCGAAGAAATCGAAGTTCTGATTCCGTGTGGCGACCGCGCCGTAAGTCGAATATCCGTTGGCAATGAGATTCTGATAGGTCTGAAGATTGGCGCAAGCGGGATACAAACCACCTTGCGAAAGGAAGGTCAGATTGGTGCGCCCGTTCTCTTCATTGAAGTTGATCGAAGCGATCGCTCCGGATACAAAGATGGCGATGTTCATCACCAGTTGAGCGAGAGTGGTTCCGGCAGGAATGTTGATATTCGGATCGCTGAGTACGGCAGGATCACCACCGATACAAGCCACTCCATTGTATTCAGCAGCCAGCGCGACAACACCGAAAGGTTCTGTCGCCCCATTGACGCTGGCTTGCGTATCGCTATCCCACGCGAGCCAAAGCACCTGATCGTTTTGGGCAGTGAACCAAGCGGCAAATCCTTCTTTAGCTGCCAGATTCGGTTCAAAGAGCGTAACCATCGTTTCCCAATTTTGATTGAGAGCCCAAGCGTTCACCATCGCCGTACTGGGAGTATCGGCTACTGCTCCCTGCGATAACTTCGCTCCTGTAGCCTGAGTGAACAAGAGGCCGGCAGCAAGAGTTCCGGTGGGGTAGATTACTGTCTCAGCCGCACCAGTAGCCGTACTGGTGATGAGGAATTGACCCGTAACAGCGTTGAACGTGACACCGAATCCAGGAGAAGTAAAGCCCGCTTGAATGAGAGTGGCAGCATTGCTGAAACTGGTGGCGCTCGAAAGGTTGATACTTGCCGATGTTAGAGGAGTACCGGCAATCGTGACTGTAAGTGTACCGGGCGAGAGGGCCTGAAGAGTAGCGAGAGGAATGTTCAGCCAACTTCCGGAAGTGATAAAACCCGAGCGATTCGCAGCGTTATATGCCGCAAAGAGCATGACCGAAGGATTGAGGGTCGCGCCTTCATATCCAGCGAAATAAATAAGCGCAGCGGCATATTCGACGGAGGCAAGGCCGAAGAAACTCCCTACTGCCGCTGCGCTGGCAAAACTTAAAACCGTTCCCGTTGGCATCGCCAGGTTTTGAGTAAGAAACAAACCGTTCAACACCAAGCCGGCCCCGCCAGCTTTCAGTACGGAAGGCTTTGCGCCTACGAATGCGGATGCGGGAATCGTCATGAGTAAACCTCAGTTTTGGCCGTTATTACAAGGGCCGATTGTTGGGGAACAGTTACGATTGGATTGTACTGCATAGAAGCTGTCAATGACCATCGATCTTCGTATTGTGCCTCTCCGGTAATCAAAGCTCCTTGAATTCCGTTACTACAGTACAGAGGAGCGATGCCGTCAGGGAATTGATCCGGAGCATAAGATGATCGAAAAACAGTCTTCACTGCTTTGCAATAATCCCCCGCTGCAATGCCGTAGAAGTCGATTTGAATGTCCATCTGCGTCGGTGTAGAGATACTCTCTTGCTGTACGGAAGGATCTGCGCTTTGAATAACGGTTGGTGTCTCCAGGTCACTTTGACTAGTCTCCTGTAGTTTGACAAAAGCGAGAGGGTCAGTTCCGTTATAAGTCGGAGGAGCTACACGATTCTGCTGCCCGCGAACAATAGGTAAATCTGTCGGTAGAAATGGCGTAAGGAAGCTGGCGAGAGCTTCAATGACGGCATCGATCGTGATGGAAGGGAAGTAGAGAGTCATTGTTTTCTAATCACCACCTTCGTCCAATCTGACCACGATTCCAGCACCTTCTCCACCAGCCAGGTTCCTGCCAACGTCGCAGGTACGTTTCGATTCTGAGGTACACCGTTCGATATTACAGTGATAATCGCGCTCACATCCACATCGCTCGCCTGAAGGTAAAGATTCGTAGCATCCGAAGGGGCTGCTTGCCATATCTCTCCGGAAGTTGTCATCAGAATCTTCACTTGATCAGGGACAACCTTCAAGCCGTGAGGAACTGTAATTACTCCTGTTTGAGACGCTGTTACTGGAATCTGAATAGAAGTTGTCCTACCACTTTTGATCGTGACTAAATCTCCACCACGTTGGTCAGGTCGAATCACGCCAGCGAGGTTGCCGTACATGTAGAGAGCTCGCAAAGCGCCTTGAAGATTCAATTGCTCAATCTGTTTTAGATCATTTCCGTCAAGTGCTTGAATCTGAGCAGGTCCACTTATCGCTCGCTTATATTGAGGCACTTGCCGTTGCCCCGCTCCCATCACCCATCCGTCCGAAACCTGAAGAGACACAAGAATGTTTCGATTCACGGTAGAACTCACCGAGTTGGCAATCCCGCGAAGGTTCACTTCGTTACCTCAGAACCTACAGCAGCAAGCATAGTGCCGCTCCACACCAAAGGTTTCGCAACGGTGCCACTGGGGGCAACCGCACCGTTGCGAATGTCCTCTTGAGCTTTCAGTACATCCTGAATCGTTACATTGAACTCAGCAGTCCCAGGAAAACGCAAATGAAGTAAAACAGTAGTAGGAGATAGAGGCGGACTGTTGGTCTCACGGATGCTATTACGAAGCTGTTCCTCAAGAATCTTTCCCATTGCGGCTAAAATCACCGTTCCGTTGTAATCGTTCTGCTCTGCCAAAACTCCCAATATCTTCGGCCACTCTGGCGAATATTTCTTTACCATCTCACGAAAGAACGATCGAGGTGGGGAAGGGAAATTACCACCGTGGCCGAACTCATCCCAATAGGCAACTTGCGCGACTGGCGTGCCGTCCGGATACTTCTTATCCTCAAGAAAACCGACACGAACATATCCACCTCCGAACTTCTTAGCGATGGCGAGTAGTTGTTTATTGACACTATCGCCTATCGGGATGTTCGAAGTTCGTTTCACCATCGCCTCAACATACCGGGCCAGTAACCGGCAGGCCGCATTGGATATCCGGGGTTAGGGCCAGCGACATACCGAAAGCTACGAAGATTCAAAGTAGCCTGCCAGAAAGCCGCCCCATACTGCGACTGATTGAAGAACGCAGCGCTCTCTGAGCCAGCACCAGCAGCGAAATCGAAGCTAGCACTTACCGAACCTTCAGTCGCACTGCTGGTGCGCCCTACAGGACGCGGAGCGCCGTTTCCTTGCGACACCTGAGAGTTCTGAAAGACGCTCACCGTGGCAGTAACACCAACATCAGATGCGCTGAGATAAAGATTCTGAGCATCAGCGGCCTGAGTCTGCCACAGTGCCCCCGCGCTTGTCGCAAGGATATCGATGTTATCGGGAACTACTCCTAGACCATGAGAGATAACGAAAGGGCCAGCGGTAGGGGCTGTAACGGGGATCTCTACCGATACCGGAGCAGGTTCGATCGATATCGCGTCTAAATCCCCTTGCAGATAGCTCAAATGAGCTACAAGCATATTCAGCAGCACTAGACGGCGGGAGACGTCCTGCACCGGACTACAGGGAGTGTTATTGAGATACAACCCGGCGTCATCCGTAAAATAAGCAGTCAGCTTCGATGAGGGAACCTGAGAGAACTCAGGGTATCGAGTCAGAAACTTATTCAAATCGAATACAGCTACGCCGCTACCAGGTACGCAGAACCCGCCCATCTGTTAGTCCTCAGTCGCCGTCTTCACCCGATGTTCATCGGGGTTGAGTTGCTCAAGGCCTGTCTTATCGTCTTCACGCTCGCGATAGATTGCCTTTGCATCCTTCTCATCCTTCGCAACAAAGATCGCGCCGGACTTCAAGGGTTGGAAGGGGTTGCGAGGGTGAGCGTGGACTGCGTGCCACATATCCCAGAATTCCTTATCGACCTGAGTGGTCATATAAGGAACTGCCATGATCACCCCGTTGCGGCCCTTGGGAGCATCGTTAAGTCCGTTAATCTTCACCGTAGCCTTCGGGTCCATCGGAGACCTCAGAATAAGCCCCATGGGGAGCTTAGAGCCTACTGTCACTACTTCCGCCATACTTCTATCCCTCCTAAGTGAAAGAGGGTGACCGTAGCCACCCTCTAACGTTTCATTCTACATCCGTCCTTAGATGCCAGTCATGGTAACGACAAACATCGGGCGGAAGATGATCGTTCCCCAAGTTCCCTGCGATTTCTTCTGCCGGAAGCTGGACAGATCGATGACTACCGGATGCGCTCGAAGCTTCTCAGTGAAGGCGCAGGATGCTGTTCGAACTCCCTCAACTTCATCGGCGATAAGTTGCACCATGTTGCCGCTTGGAGTCGAATACTCCGGAGCAGTCTTGATGGTCAGATTCGGGAAGTTCTTCTTAATGCGGTCCAGCACGTTGACGTTGAAATCCGAAGTCTTCGTAAACCAGACTTCCGAAGCCGCCGAAAGTGCCAGAGTAAACTTCGATTCGGTATCAACCAAGCTGTTCGTCTGATTGACCATCGTTTCGATCAGCAACGCGATATCGTTCAGAATCTCGTTTGCTGAAGCGTTCGGCCATCCCGTACCACCTTCTGTCTTGATCGTCGGAGAGATGGCTGGAAACAGCGAAGGGTCATTCAGGATGCCGTAGTTCTCCAGCCCATTCACGCCGAAGAAATAGGTCTTATTCTGAAAGAGATTCAAGGTGCTGATGCTAGCCTTGTTCTTGCGGAAGGCCAGGTCAATCAAACCCTTGCCGGCGCGTTCAACTTCACGCTCTCCCCACTGCGTAATCGTCTGATAGTGATACGACTGACGCTGTGGGTAATTGATGTTGGCATTCGACATTCCGTTGTTGGAGTAGTCGCCGTAACTGGAGACCTCGCCCACATCTTCAGCTTCGATGAACATGGCGGTATCGGTCGTCCAATCGCCTTTCTTGACCTCATCTCCCACAATCTCAACCGCTCGCATCGGCTTGACCAGAATGTCAATGATGCGGGGATCGACGTAGGTGGTGAACATCGACGGGACACCGGCGTTACTCTGCGTAACGAGCGCAGGCTGCGCGTCCATCGCAAGGACGTTGCCGGTAGCATCAGCTCGCAAAATATCAGCGTTGGGCTGACCCATAAGGATGATGCCGGCCATTTCTTGAAGAGCGAGCAGCTCTGCGTTCATCGTGTTATTCCCCGTTTCATTGAAGTAATTACTGAGGTTGCTTGGAAATCTTAACCAAAGAGCCCACCGCGCCGTCACCGTCAAGATTCGTCGGATAGGCTTTCCATCCGGAATCAATGCCGCCTGCGGTAGTGAAAGCCTCCGAAGCTACATATTGCGTAGCCGGAAGGAAGAGTTGATAGGTGCCGACGCCGCCCGCGCCGTTCACCGGAGTCAACTGTTGCTGAATCGAAGTGGCGGGCATGTTAGTACCCGTAATCGGCATACCAGGCTGAAGTACACCGCTTGCAACCGCTGTAACCTTCAACACGTTTCCGAAGGTGGTCACTCCGGTAGCTGAAGCGAAATAGGCCGTACCAGGTGCGCTCAGACTGTAGGTACCCGCGCCTCCAGCAGTGCCGCTAACTTGAGCGGTGATCGTGGTGCCGACAGGAAGTCCAGTCACCCCGGCAACTGTATCACCAATTGAGATCAGTCCCGTCGAAGCACTCACCACCAGCACATTGCCATACGTAGTGATCGTCGCAGCGCTGGCGGTAACCGGTTGACTCGTTTCATAGACACCAGCCCCGCCGACAGTGCCGCTGATCTGAGCGACAATCTGAGTGCCGATAGGAACACCGGTGCCCGCAACGAAATCGTTGATGCTGACTACGCCGGTCACTGAGCTAAGAGTGATCTGCTCCGGGTTGCCAACAACGGCGGTACCGGTCGAAGTCGAACCGAGAGCGGCGGTATTGGTCGAACCGATCGAACCGGTAGCAGACGCTCCAGTCGGTGCACTGGTATAAGCGCGCCCATCGGCATATCCGGCATAAACCGTCGAACCCTTGACCATCGCAGCCGGCCCCATGTTCTTCACCCAATAGTCGCCGCCATTGGATAGATCAATTTGGAATCCGGCAGGAACCAACATCGAATATTCCGCAAGGTAGACTTGGATGAGCGCCTGTTGAGCTCGATGAAGGAAGCCATCGGGAGCAACGGGGCCAGTGGCAAAAGGATCGGCACTGACAAGATCGGGGCCAACCCAATGGAATCGTCCAACGATGGCACCGGCCAAACCCGCTACCAGTCCGCCAGGGCCAGCCAACACCGAAGAGCGCGGATTGACGCTTGCGAAATCGCCTTCAACTGCTGGCGGATTGAAGTTATTCACTCGTGTTTGGAAAGGCATCGTGTTACTCCCTTGAGTTGATCTAGTTGACTTACATCACGCGGAAACGAGCTGCATTCGGAAAACGCTTGACTACTGTGGCCGAATCCATTGCAACTTGAGTAGTCGGAGCAGATTCGCGCTGCTTCAGTCCAAGCCGGAACATCGCACGCTTCGCACCGAGGCCGGCAGCTTCCGAATGATCGATCTTCATGTGGTCGAGAGCGAAGCCGTAGACGCCTTCTGCCGAGTCCATCGCGATCACATCGCCGACAACGGGACGCACGTCGCGCTTGGCTTCCTCAAGAGATGCAAATTCACTGCGGAGACGCTTTTCGAGCGAATCCATCGCGCCTTTGACATCTTCCTTGGAGGCGGCATCCTTCGCCTTATCCTTCGCGCCGGCCTTGTCTTTCGCAGCCTTGCGCTTCTTTTCTTCCTCGTCGTCTTCGTCCTCGTCCGAATCCTTGGCACTCATGCAATCCTTGCAGTCGCAGTCCTTCGCGTGCTCATCGGCATCTTCGGCTTTTGGCTCATCTTCGATATCCGCCATTGCGTCCATGACAGCGATGACTTGCTTGCGGTCGATGGCCGCGTCCATTGCTAGGACGGCATCGGCAGCTTTCTCACGTTCCGGTTTGCCGAACGTCTTCCGCTTGGCGTTGCCAACAACCTTTTCCAGTTCCGAACTGGTTACTTTCGGAAAAGCCGTGGTGACGGCCACAACTAGCGCATTGCCGAGCTTCGTTCGTTTCATAATGAGAGTCTCCGGATGTTGATCTGCCGCAAGAACATCGTTTCCCGCCCTACCCGACTCGACCAGGGCCAAATGATTGGCTTGAATCTGAGTCATAATACCATCGTAATGTACACCTTGGTAATCCCCTGATGACATTAATGGTTCATATCGGTAACTGCAAGAGAATTCTCTGACCTTATCGGTTTCGATGCCGGCAATGGCTGCAGCTTCCCAGATGTAGGTGTCTGCGTCCAGATAAGGATCAAGGAATTCGACATCGCTACCAACCGCGCCGACAATGTATTTTTTCTTCTCTTGCTCGTCCATCCCATCGAAATCGGTGATGAAGATGTGCTTATTAAGAATCGGCAGACCGCGAAAAGTCTGAGCTGCTCGCGCAAGTTCTTCCGGATCTCGCAGCATGTAATAGATGCGGCCAGGATCGAGCCCAAGCTTATCCCACTTCGGAATCTCATTGCCACGATAAGGATTGACGGCAGCTTTCGTGATGTGCGAACGAGCGATATGAAGCCGCCCATCGGCGGTGTACGTCCTCATCGTTCCATCGAAAGCTAGGATCACAGCGCGATCATAACAAAATGAATAATGATGAAAATATCAGTTGACACGCAACCGGAAGTGTGGGACGATAGAGAAGTCAAAGGAGATTTAAAGGATGATTACCTTCTCACACGATCAAAAGGAAACTCAAATCGCCATCGCTAAGCGTGCAAATAAGGTTGCTAGCAAAGCTGGCTTTTCTTATACAAGAACAGATGCCCTGATGGATATTTCAGCAACACACGCGATCTGTCCTCTCCGTTTATCTGACCTTCTTGAAGCCAACGATTTCAATTTCAAGCATGATGTTTTCGGCATTCGTCGTCATCTCAATCGCGAAACGGGAGAATTGGAAGACTGCTTTCTTCCTCGATACTCAGCCTAATCTTACCCTCACCTTCACCAGGGATGCGACTGAAACGCATAGGAGACCTCACCATGCATATCCATATTGCTCTCGTCCTCGCGGCCCTCACCGCAACCTTCACCCTATACTTCATGCCTTTCCTGATTGCATGGTATCGCCGGCATCGCCAGGTGACTGCGATCTTCTGGTCTAACTTTTTCTTTGGTTGGACTGGAATCGGTTGGTGCGCAACGTTCATCTGGGCGGTGATCCGATGATTCGAGAAGAGTGACCGAAAGCCAAATTCAAAATCGGAGATCGCGTTCACTTTCCTTACGGTCGAAAGATAGGAACTGTTAAGGGGATTCTTGCTCAAACTATGCCTGATAAAAAAGGCAATGATTATTTTCTTGGATTCGTTTATCAAATCAATCGATATTACGGATGCACAGAACAACAACTCAGAAAAGTGAGGAAGTGATCCGATGACGTGGATTATCGCAATTTGCTACACAATCACTTTTATCAGCCTTGGGATGGCGGTACTTTTCCTTATCGCCGCAAACGACCCCGCAGGCAAACTCTCAGAATTTCTAGCAAGATTTTTAGAAAGGTGATTCGATGAAATCCGTAGTCGATTTCCTCTATGCGCACAATCAACCGGAACCGTGCTTGGACCCTGAGTGCGCCTTTTGCAAACTTTGGGACAATAACATCACCGAAGAGTTCGCCAAACAGATAGTCGATCTACTGCCGATGCAAACTGAGGTGATTCAGTGAAACAATCGCTCGTCATTCTCGCCGGCCTGATCGCTTACGGAATCGTAATCGTCATCTCAGGCTACAACACCCAAGCCAGGAATCACGCTCACGCTAATACACCGGCAAAACGGTTCCTCACCAGGGTTGATATATTCTAGAACGCCTTTCTCGTTCTTGATGGGGCAACCCTGAGCTACCTTAAAGCGCCTGCCAGTAGCCTTCTGATGCTCGATACGTGGATGTTTGCCAGCTCCGCTGTGACGCCACTCAGCCTCAGTAATACCCAATTCCAGACGGCGTGCTCGCTCGACTACCGCATTCGCTTTACTCGACTGATCGAAGGCGATATTGGCAGCTCGCCGCTGCGTGATGCCCGAGATCCGCTGAATATCGCGAATCATAACATCCAAGCCTTTTCCCTGCGAGTATGCGCGGGAAAACGAGCCCTGTACGCTACCCAGGTATTGCTGAGGGATGCTCTTAATCAGTCCGATGTTTTCCGCAAGAGAAGCATTAAAAGCGTCCTGTATGCCAGGTGTCATTGAAAACTTGACAGTGAAGCCAATATCTCGAAGAGTCTGCTGCATCGCCCGGTCAGTTCCTTGCATCTGGCTCTTGAGATAAGCCTTGGCAATCTTCGGGGCGGCTTTATCGAAACGTTTCATCCAACGCTTATAAAGATCGTTAAACGTCTTCTGTATCTGCTGCGACGGTGTGGCATCTTCGGCCACTGTTGGGGGCGCATCGCGGTACTGAGCGCGAAGCCAATAGACGACACTATCGTTCATCTCTCGCACTAAATCCAAGAGTTGACGCTGATAGCGTTGCCTGAGGCCGGCGTTCGGTCGGATTGGAGGAAGTTTAGTTGTGGTGACCATGACATACGATTGTTGCGCCGTAACTTGAACTGATCACATAACCGCCAGAACTGCCCTGAGCAACACCTTCAGTAATACTTACGGTGCTAGCTCCTGTAATCGTAGCGTTCAAAATGATGGCTGGCTGAGTGGAACTTCCTCCTGCAATCGCCGACGAATACATTGTCCAGCATCCAACTGAATATGAACTATTGGCGAAAGATGCAGGAAAAGTCAGAGTGCCGGCAGAACAAGTTCGACCCCCTCCGTCATCGGAAAAGGAACATCCCGAAATACTCGCCATCTGGTCTTGAGCGCCCGAACTGATAGCAGTAACACGACCTTGAGGGTCAGTCGTTACGCTCGAGGGAAAAGTGTAGGTTCCCGCCGTACCCGATGTAGGCAGCGCAGCACTCGGCAAGGTGCTCGCATCAACGTAATGTGACCCATCCCCTAGCAGGATGTGATTTGAAGGCGCTGCCCCTGCCTGCTGATAGCCGGCAGTACTGTTGATCTGTCCAGTAGCCGAAATCGTATTGCCGAACGTTGAAGCTCCCGTCACCCCGAGAGTTCCGCCCGCAGTGATGTTGTTAAATATCCCATTCACCGCAAAACCCATCAGGCCGATTGCGATAATCGGCAACGCTATCAATCCGAGCTTAGCTGTCCACTTCATGTTCGGCCTCTTTCTGCAAGTACAAACGCTGCCCTACTTGATCGATCATTTCTGTCAGTTGCTTTCCGTCACCTTGCTCAACCAAAGCAATCATTCCGTGCAGAAATAACGGATGGCATCCGTTACGCATAGCGTCTTCCAATTCTTCCGGTATTGTCATGGCACGTCCTGTTCCTCTAAGTCTTCATTATCAACCTCAGGAACGTTCTCAACATCCAAACCTTCGTAACCGCTATCAGCGTTACGTGCCAACTTCTCACGGACCTCAACATCCGCGAGGATGCCGGCACCAACATAAGCAACGTCACGCTCGGCGTCCGACTTGCGAAGTTCAGCCAGCTCCTTAGGCGTCATCTGATAAAGTGGCTGCCAGTTCACTGTGATCCCAGGATCGATCGAACCGTATCGAATCAATTGAACAATCTCTAGCACGCGAGTAACAACCCAACTCCAATCGCGATATTGAAGAGATCGAATCCAATCCTTGAAAGACTTCATTTCCCCCTCAGCCAGGTTTCCGAAGCCGGTAGGAGAGACACCTAAGAGCTCGACGGCAGGAATATGGCTGACAGAACACATCTGTTCCTGCGAAGCCGATTGCAGTTCGGCCAGACCACCTAAAGGGACGTTCTGAACCACAAGGTCTTCGTTGGTCATATCGAGCAACATCAGACCTTTGTTATTGCGAGTGAGCGTGAATAGTTCGGCTCGATTATAGAGATTATCAACGTCAATTCCAGATCCACCTTGAAGCACTTGAGCCATCTGCGTTTTCATAGTGACAATGCTGAAGTTGTTAATGAGATCGCTCACCGATTGACGAGTCCGCAACCAATTATCGACGTAAGGCTCTGCAAGCTGACTTATGCTCATTCCGCCGAAGTTGAAAGCCGGCTTCAACATATCGGTAACAGGCCGCGTCACTACAGTCAGCAATCGATCGGCATGAACCTGCTTACCCAACATGTACCAACCAACAGGTCGATAGAAATCTTCTCGCGTCGGATCATCGGCGTTATAAGCCTGCGGAGTCGTCCACATTGCCTCAACCGCTTTGACTGTGAAGTATTTATTGATCTTCTCGTCTTCTTTAATCGCCTGTTTCTTGACAGTGCGGGGGTCGAGTACAAGCGGCATCATTCGATCAGTTTGACTCTTAATGTCCAGAAACAACTGAGCGCGGCCATAGAAGCTATCATGATCAACCATCTGAGCGACGATTTCCTTCAAGTCCAGGTCATCCAAATCCTTTTCAAGCTGGACGATCTTTTCCTTGATTTCTGGCGTATCTCCGTTGGTCGAACCCAACTTCAGCCATTCGCGAGTAATCGCGTTGCTCATTGCCTGAGCGAACATGCGATATTCCGCCCGCGTCGAAAGCATGGATAGGTAAGGGTAGCCAGGAAAACCAACCCATTCGGAGCCGTATCCTACGCCAGCTCCCATCGCTTGCGAATAGCTGTAGCAACTATCGTCAGCCGTCAGTACCGGAACTTTAACTCCCGCTGGAATGACTCCAGACATTAGTTCTGGGGGCTTGATGGGATAGGCGTATGACTTCTCGGGTTTAGCCTCGGCACGCGCGCGCAAGAGAGCGGAACGGAGTCCAGCATAGGGCTGAGAAGTAGAAGCGGAAGCTTGCGGCTTGCGGCGTTGACGAATAGGCATAGCACAGATAGTATGCCATGCCTGCCCGTCAGCTCTGGCGGAATTCCGCAATCTCCTCTATCGCCTGCGTGCTGCTGCCAACGCCTCCGGCGATATGGAAATCATACCGAAGAGCGGATAGAGGCGTCTGAGGGCCTGCGTAAAGGCGTCAAGCTGATCGTCATTAGCTACCGAACCTTCGCCGCGATAGCGCGTTACTTCTGATAGCCATGTACCAGGTAGATGCTGGCCCATGACCGAACCAACCCAAGGCGCAATATCGGGATGTGGCAGCCACACGTTCTTTGCTTCCCATACACTCGTCACCGCATGAGCTCTTGCCAACTTCGATCCATCCGGCTCGATTGCGATGAGACCAAAGACTTCTTTCTTCAGAAAGTCGATGACTGCTGGCCCATTGGCTTTATCTTCGATCAGCACTTCGCGAGCTGTATAGTTCTGCCAGCTACGAAGATCCTTGACAGCTTGAGCAGTCGCCGTAAATCCCATCTGTCCGCGTATCTGGTGAATGAGATAGACGTAAGCTCCTGCCTTACCCCACTTCTGCCCAACAACGTAATCGCTGCCATCCGTATCCTTGAAAGCACAATCCCACGAATCAATGATGATATCGAATCGCTTTGGTAACTGGCGAGGGATATAGAACTGAATTCCAATATCTCGGAATATCGCGCCACCTAACGGTATCGGCGTCTGCTGATACATTGCTGAGAACCAGAAGTCGCTGGTGACAGACTTAGCTTCTCTTAGAAAATGTTCGCTCTTCAACTCAGGAACGAGAGCACCATGCGGCAGACGTGGATTATATCCAGCTTCATTCGGATAGTTCAGGGCAGGGAAGCGCAACACTGTAAGTCGATGTTTATGCTCAGGTTTGCTGTACATCGCCTCAATGCGAGCTGGTAGATCATCTTCAGCCCAGGATGTAGCCATGACAATCTGACCGCTGTTCTCGCTTAGTCGAGTGAGGAATACTGATTGATACCAGTTCCAATGCGTTTCTTTCGTTACTTCGCTCAACGCTTCTTTTTGATCTTTAGTTGGATCATCGATAATGCCGACATTTACCGTCTTACCTGTTAGTCCAGAGCCAATGCCGACACTTACATAAGAACCTTCACCATAAGGCGAGTTAAAGAAGCCTACTGTCGATCGATCGAACTTATCTTTCGGTTTTGTTTTTGGAAATAGCTTGCGATGACGATCATTAGCTAGATTACGGCGTACCCATTGAGCCATATCATTTGCAAGATCGGAAGCATATGAAGCCGTTCCTATCCTTACCTCAGGATAAGCTGACATAAGATAAGCTGGCAGCTTTCGGCTAACCATCTCCGATTTACCATGTTGAGGTGGGGCTTTAAGAATCAAGACGGGTCGCAAGCCGGCATTAACGTCAGCAATGAACTTATCGAGAGCGCGGCATACCGCTTCAGAGAAGCTACTTATCTTAAACTGAGGATTGGTATAGCGAATGTAACTATGGAAGTGAATGCGAGCGCGCCGGCGTTCTTGCAGCTCCAGCAATAAAGATTCTTCAGTGACTGGCATGTTTCTGAGTATATGAGAAAAATTTAAAGCCTGCTTAGGGCCGTAGTAGCGCTGGATTGCTACCTTGACAAGCCCCTAAGACAGGCTTTAAATCCGGATAAACCTGGGCCAGTGGTGAGTGTAGTCTCTGGAATCCCTATCGCATCGTCCGTCGTTCCCTCGTCAGGTACTAATCCGATCCTCACCGCGATAATCAATAGTCTCATGTATTGACGAGAGTGTCAACACTTTTCAACTTCAAGAGCATTTGGGCAATCTGATCGTCAGTGAGATCTTCAGCACTGACATTAGCCGCCATCGGAATCGCTCCCCCACCAGGTCCGCTGATCTCGGTGGGGTTCACCAGCATCCGGAGAAACTTGGCAATGTTTTCAAGCGCCTTGTCCTGATCGCGAAACTTAATCTCCAGCCCATCCTTGGTTTTCTTCAGACCTGCGTAGAGCCTCCTGGCGGATCCGGTAACGTCTCGGAGGTCTGCTACCCTCACCCGCTCCGTTCCGTCACCGTGGCAGACCGGACAGTCGGGATTTGGGCTGTTGTGCGGACTGTACCCAAAGCCACCTAGCGGCATCGGTGGGACTCGCTTCATGCAGGGCTGCTCACACTTGGCATTGCAGAAATGTTCTAAGCATCGCCGAGTGGTTTGGTTGTACTCGAATTGCGTCCATTGATATTCATGATTCTCGCCGTAGCAGTGCCGACAGCAATCGATGCGGAGAGTAATGAGTTCGCTCGGGTCCGCGCTCGCTATATCCCGCCACTCTTGCAGTACCCATTCAACACTGATTGCGCTGGCTTTAGCTCGTTGAGCGATGATTTCAGCGATAGCATCTTGTACGTCCGCTTCGGCCAATAGCTGTTGAGCTCTATGATTCGCAGACGTAGGACTATATCCACAGCGTATAGCCGCCTGAGTGCCATTGAAATCAATGACATACTCCCTAACGAACTGTTCGCGAATCTCTGCTTTCGCCATGACTGCCACAGTGTACCATGCTTCGGTTATCCAGCCCATCGAAATGTTCCTAAACCAACGGGGTGGATACGGGGTATTCATCGGGGTATGTTGATTCTAATACATTTAACTCTATATTACCCCGTACCCCGTTGTATAAGGTCACTCTACGTAAGAGAGATTGTAGTTGTTTTATGTAGAAATACTCTATGAATTAAATCTTAGAGTTTTGCTACATTATGTACAGTCATTTTCCCCACCTATATACGAGTTTAAATGCATGTCGGGTTACGGGTTATTTTCCAATTTTGGCTTGCATCTTATTCATTTTAATAAACTTATTTTACCCCGTATATCTGGGGTATTTCGGGGGCTTTACTTTTCTTAGAAAATCGTATAAAACGCATATATGGAAATTATCACCAGAACTGTCGCCCGTCGCCGTGATTTGCCTATGTATTTTACTGGCAAACCTTGCAAAAACAATCACATAGCCGAACGCTACTTTGAAAGTGGAGCTTGTAAAGAATGTATTAGGGAGAGCAAAAGCACCGCATTGAGCCCGATTTCTAAGGCTATTGAGGGTGAGATTTTATCTCCAACCACTCGGCCCATCGATGCTCTAAAATTAGCCAACGCTCAATTGGCTTTAGCAAAAGCCAAACTAGCTCTAGCAAAGGCTACCAATCTAAATTCTAAGAGTTTAGATTATCAAGAAGAAAAAACTTCTAAGAAAGAAGTCAAAGAACGCCGTCGCATCATAACGGAAGAACTCGTCGATACTCATCTGAAGTGTTTTCCAGAAGATTATCGAAAGGTTCTTGAGATTGTGTGGGTGGCGACCGTCATGCGGAATCCGATGCTCAAGAAAGAGGATGTAGTCAAACGTCAGCTTAATCACTGCACCTGGACGTTCCGGTGCTACGCGGAAGACAGGAAAGCGCTGTATGCGATCACCGATGAAATCTTCGGCATTACATCTTCGAAGACTTACGACGTACAAACAGATCGAGCCCGCATTCTGGCCGGCATCGAAACTGAGGCCGAAAAGGAGCGAGCAGAAGAATACTGGCCGAATCTCGGACCTAATAATCCAGGTTGACACACAACCTGAAGTGTGAGAAGGTAGATTCATGGCAACTGAAGAGTACTTGCAAAGCGAATGTCCGGGTAGTCACATCCAAGTGGATAACGAGAAACGAATCGTTTATTGCATCCCTTTTCGCTTATCACATCGTCAATACTTTGCCGAAAGACTGATGAAAATTCGCCCTATTGGCTATCGCACTCTCGTTGCTCGCATTTCATGGGAGATTGTTGTGGGCCAACCTGAATGTTTCGATTTCAAACCGTACCCACTTCAATATCCCCGCATCTCTTGGCTAGAACGTCTACGGTGCAAGCTATGGAAGTGAGGCCGAACTCCCCCTCCTACGCCAGCATGATCGTAAGTCAATGGGCCGCCACTCAACCCACTCCTCAATCTCTCACTCGAATGGAAAGGGAAGTCTTGAATGAAATGCTGCGATCTAACGAAGCTTCCGGACGCCGCAATCGTGTCTGAGTACAATCGGCGGCGAGCGGCCATGCGGAAGCCCGGAGCCGGTCAGAAGCTCGCTCAGTGCCTTTGGTGTCCTCAGATGCTCACCGCACGTCAACGACGCGACGGTGACTGTCCTGGATGCGGTAGTCACAGGCAGAATAAGCCATGACAGCCAGAGAGCGAGTAGAGAGTGCCTGGGAGCAGGTTGTTCACGGTTGGTATATTGTGTACGAACCTGCGCCCTATCAAATCCGGGGCGGTACGGGACTAGCAGCTTATCTGATTGTGGAAGCCCCCACCGAAGCCGAAGCGTGGGACGAAGCCTTGCGCATCACCTTAGAGCGAAAGGAAGAGGTGCGGTGCCTTGAAGAGGAAATCGAGTGCCTCTATAGCTGTGTTCCGATGCGCATTGGTATTCCGCACAGCCTTATAGGCCGCACCATCACCCGCCTTACCCAGCTACTCGAAATCGCACGAAGGGGATTCAAGACAAAAGGGAGTAAGCAATGAGCGTTTTCGTAGATGGAATGAAAGCCAACCATGGCCGTATGGTGATGTGCCACATGATCGCCGATACACACGAAGAGCTAATCTCGATGGCCAGCAAGATTGGCGTGGATACGAAATGGATTCAGTCTGCCGGAACATATCGAGAACACTTCGACATTTGCAAGTCAAAACGGGCATTGGCGATAACAGTTGGAGCCATCTCAATATCGCGGCAGTCTCTTGGACGGATGTTAATGAGTCGCCGCACCGAAGCACCCGCACCACCGAAAGGACTATAGACCATGACAGAGCCAATACATAGAAATCAAGTGGGTAACAAATTCCTCGTAAAGATGCCGTTTGTGTTCATTCTCCTCTTTGCGGTTGAGGTGTCGGGATTAATTATGGCTACGACAGACCGCAATATAGACAGACGATGCATATGGGGCATCATCTCAACCGTAGCCTCCATTCTGATGGGTATGATTCTTGGGCGGTTAGATTAATGACACAGCCAATACGTGAGGGGATGGAGCAGCAAGAACAGTGGATCGTGATCTACACGGGTGAAGGTGCCGCTTCATTTGTAGGAACGAATCTCAAACAGATTTTGCATGACGGTGGGTGCTGCTGTGGGCAGCCTTGGGATGTGTGCAAAGACGAGACTCTGATATGGATCATCGAGGATATGGACCACGCAGACAAGTGGCTGCTCGATGAATCCGGCAAGCGCTTTCAGTATTCAACCGATTTTGAGTGTTCGCAGTTAACCGTCACTCGCCTCGATAGGTCGGTCATCCCTCCCCCACCAGCGAAGGAAGCGCAGCCTGTATTAGAGCAGGTAAAGATCGTAGAGCGGTGGCGTCCCGGTTACGAAGTCTATAGCCAGTGGGATAGAGAACTAGGCAGCATCGCATGGGCCTTTTGCCTGATTATTGAAGAACTCTCCACCGCCGAGTTGGTGACGATCCCTGCGCTTGAATCACAACTCGCTCAGGCAGAGTGGAGAGCTAAGGTAGTGGAAAGAGCGATGCAAAGCTATCGTTTGAGTCGTTGGCCTCCAATGGAAGCACTAAAGCAAGCCGAACTTGAACTCATCGCAGAGGGCCAGGTTAAGCCTACAGGGGAGCAGAAGTGAACCCAGATACCTTATGTGTATGCGGCCACAAGTTCCGCTATCACTTCCACTACCCAGACGCATGGAAGTGCGTTATCTGCTACACCTCTAGTAACACTAAATGTTGCACAGGATTTAAGGAGGCTAAACAATGACCGGAAGAGCAGGATTGGAAGCTAAGATTCTCCAGCTTGAAAATGAATTAGCCGTGATACGCCATGCGCAAAGCACCTCAGCGAAAGCCGAGGAGCGCGAAGTTCACAACGCTGATGCTTTGATCCAACAACTCAATGAGGCAGAGCGGGTGATAGGGGAGATGCGGGATGCATTGGAGGACGGTAAGAATCAATTGATAGCACTGAGTTCTTGCGACGATATCCCAGATTCTATCTACGATTCTCTCTCTGCTGCCGACGCCTACTTTGCTAAGAAGATGAAGGAGTAAAATGTTTCTAAAACAAGCATCGATCTGTATCAATTGTGAGTGGATTGGGGAAAATCTCACTCATTGCGAGAAGTGCGGGAGTACGGACCTTATGTCACTTGGAAGATGGTTTGTTTCTATCAATCAGCCGTATCGGTTTATCGGAATAGATAAAGACTTCTCAGTTGCTACCCCGTTACAAAAGCCTTAAACGCATTTCTCTTCTCATCTGGCGGTCGAACGGTATTAGCTCTTTCATACTCTTTTGCCGCCAGAGTAGAGTCTGTTATCTGCTTTGCTAGATTCGAGTCATGCACATACAAACGTGGTTTGCCTTGATCCGGAATCACTGGATTGTTGACTCTACCGTCTTTGAACGCCGGATGCCATCGATATCCTAAACTTTCCAGCATCTCTTTCCTGCGCAAGTGGCTGCCGGCTCGCCTGAGTATATTCAGCTTCTCTAGGTGTTTATCAAGCGCCATGGAACTCACCCAACCACCACAGAAACCCGGCAAACCTTGAGAGATGGCCTCTAGTATCTCCTGCTCGATAGCACCTTGAGATGCTGTAATGGCCTCTCCGGTAGTCGAACTTTGCGGAGCCCGCTTGCATTCAGTGGCCGGATTCAACTCTGCCGGAATCTGAAAGGTACAAAGGAATTCGGTTACTTTGGCGAAACCATCTTCCGACTTAAGCCAGTTATAGAGTTTGCTGAAATAATCCGTAGTCATTCCATCACGGATTAGATCTTCAGCCCCTTGTTGAGCTGTAAACAACACACAGAAACGTCGATCGTTGCGAGTTTTAGCTATCGCATCGCGGTGATTGCTGTTGAACATGAAATTGCCACAAATGCCAGAGGTGACTTGATCTACACCTTTACCTTCGATCTCCAGCTCCTTGCCGGTAATCATCGGCTTCAATTCTTCAATCACATCGCGACGATCGCCGGGCACATAGATGTCTTCAACTGCATAGAGAATCTTTCCGACCATCCATGAGTTGAATTGAGCCGCTAGCTTCGATGCTTTTGGCCAGTGAACGTAGCGTCTTCCGATGGCTTCAGCTAAACAGAGAGTGAGAAGAGTTTTTCCGTTGCCTTCTACACCTTGCAGCAACGGAGCCCATTCGAACTTGACGCCTTTGTGCTGCACGCAAGCTGCCATATAGCTTACGATGATCATTTGATCCCATGCGTTCGGGAGTAGCTTAGCAACATGCTGAAGGAAGAGAGCTACGTCGCCGGATACGCGAGGAACTTCAACTGGAACATAGGTATTGACGGAACTCACCCCATTGCGCCAGATGATCTCACCGAAGGGCAACTCGGGTCGAAAGCAAAGAGATTGCACCTTAGGGTGTTCAAGAATTTGGGATTGAGTGAAGGCTTCCCAGGGATCACTGCTGAATTTGTCATTACCCTGCATCATGTAAAACAATCGCCCGCCGTAATGTACGCGAAATTGATCAGGTTTGAACAAGTGACCGTTCGGCACAAGTACCCGGTGACAATCCGTAACATAAACACAACCAGCGAACAGTTCTATTTGCTGATCTTGCGTGAATGTCCGATCTCCGGTAATCGCTGTCGCAGAACTCCCCGTAGAGACTTCCGTAGGCCCTTGGAGGCTCTGAGGTATGGTCGCAGGCTCTTCAGGCTGCTGCAGCACGTCTATTTGCCGTCCTACCACCCCTAGAATGGTGCGAGGAAGGTAGTCTTGCCGACCCCACTTGTCTCTCACAAGCTTGGACTGCCACATCAGCCGTTCGATACGCTCACAATCCTTACCAGTCCAGAAGGCCAGGTGTTGAGCAAGAGAGCTATCGGCGCGGGATTCATCCCAAGGTCGCTTACGGTCAGGGTCCGGGAAAGATGCTGCCAGCTTACCTTCATCCGCAAGCCATAGGTCAGCGAAAGCTACCTTGGTGCCGAAAGTGCTGTTGGCTGACTTTGAGCGTAGAGCACGGCGAATGAGTTCTTTGTCGTCAGCGGGTCCGCGCCACTCTGGATCAGGACCACCTGTGAGAACTACAGGCCAGGCATTGCTCCAATGACCCATGCTATTGGCGGACGCTGGATCAGCAGGGAAGTAGCGGGCCACCAGCGAGGCGAGGACCATAGACTGGTCTCGTCCAGCGTCGCCGGTGGCGCCCAGTCCCGTAAGGGCAATAAATCGGCCATGATCATAGAACTCAATATCAAGTTCTTCATTTTTGCATGAATGCTGCGGAGGCTTTCCCGAGCCAATAACATGAAGGCCCTTTCCTGAGCGAGACATTTCGATAGCGCTTCCGGAAAGTAGCTGGCAGATTTGAATGGCGTGAGGAGCCCACCCCGTAGGCGTGAGGCAGCTATCGATATCGACAACCCAAAAAGGATCGTCCTTAGTGAAGACAAAGCCGATTCCATACGATTCCCCCTGTTTGTCAAGAGCTTCTTTAGCCGTCATCCATATCGCAGGATCGTGAGCACTATGAACCCTCTGAGTCTTCGGATGCAGTGGCAGCTTATCGGTTTTTCCCGGTCGCGATTCAGACGGAACCGCCTTATAGAGAATGAACTGCCGGTAAGCGCCAAGCGGCGCAAGCGCTGAGGGAAGTTCTTTCACTTAGGTTACTCTCCGGAGATGTGAGCGACGACTTGAGCCCGCATCGCTGCCGGCATCTTCCGAGCTTCAGGATGTCCCGCAAGCATGGCTTGGGCAAGAACAGGGAAGTTCGATTGTTTCATGGCAGCGCGTACCAGTGTAGCGCGTATATCGTGAATCGAACCGAGATAGTTGCTCACCAATCCATAGGAGCATCCCGCTTCGACTGCTACGGTCGCCTGCGTGAGAGAGGTAAAGCCGCCAGGCTTCGACGCCAACCGAATGCCAGCCGCAATAATCTCAGCCCTTCGTTTGTTTACTTGTTGAGGCTTGAATTTGGAAGGCATTCTTCGTGTCTCCTACAGATTTCTTCAATTCGTTCGATCATCGCCCTATAGCCACGAGGTTCTACAGTGAATCGTCCCCGGTTGCAAACCGGGCATCCCCGCCGTCCGCACACACCAATTGAATCCACTTCAGTTGCGCTTGCTCGTGGCTGCTTGCGCCGTACTTCCAGTTCGCTTCCTTGCATTCCCGACTGATGAACTGCGCGATCTTGCTGCCCACCATCTGAGGCATTATTGTCAACGGTCTCCATCCGATTAGATCCCCGCTTTTGATAGTTTGATTGAGTTTGGGGGAGTCGTTTGCAAGACCGTATCTTACAGGAGTGCCGCGCTCATTCAACAATACTCCTACATTGTTCCGCCACAGTTTGATTCCTTTGCGAGCTGCTTCCAGACGCACGCGAGCTTGCACGTTGGCTTCGGACGCTCCGTTGATAGTTGATACAGTTAGATTTCCATTCAATCCGAAGATTGTTTCCAATTCTGTAAGCGCATCATAAGGTATGTTCCATTTGAGAGCCCATTGAGTGATCATCGCATTACCGCCAACATCCACAGAATCTTGACCCCTAAATGAATCGTTTGATCAGCATCCATCCCGATCCAATCTTCGCATTTAGAAAAGTCTGTGATGAAATGAACGGCGAACTCAGTGAGTCCGAGCCAAACGGAATTGGTGATGAGCAACACAGCACCGGCGTGAATCAAGCAATGGGCGGTCATGCACCAATACCAGGGGCACCATGCAAGATAGGGGCTCTTGTGCCGATTCTTACCTTTGCTCAGAAACTCACCCTGAAGTGGATAATCGCAAAGAGCGTGAGCTGCGAACAAGAGCAGTATGAGTTTTAGCCCATTAACAATCATAGTTCACCTCTTCCGTCGCTTTGATGAATTCCGCTGCAAGTGGCGCGACAATTGCATTGCCATATCCGCGCAACTTCCCCATACGGCCGGAAACCCCATGAGCCAACGGGAATAATCCGGGTTCAATTGGCCGATACTTTTCGTCTCGGCCATGCCACCAGTCGGCATCACCCCAGAATCCGCGAGTTGCGCCTGACGCGGTAGCTGATCGAGTCTCAGTCTCTCCGAGCCATCCGTGTTGCCCGCTTCGTTGTAATTCTCCGTCGCTGGCGATCCCGCTTGAGGAGTCGGCACACTCGCTAGAGCTTGGCATATATCTGCTAATTGACTGCAAGCATTCACTCGATTCAATCGACGTTCTGAATACTTCTGAGCTTTTTCTGCTGGTATCCGAGAGTTGTTCCAATCCCCTAAATTGGGAGTCGGCACGGAAGTACAAGCGTTGCCGGATGTGCGGAGCACCGATGCCCGCAGCGCAAATATCGACCGCCCTGCAGGAGTATGCCGTATCTTCCAGGTCAGCCGAAACAGTGTCGAACCACGAGAGTCCAGCCGGGCTTGCAACCTGCTCCCCAAAGATCGTGACAGGTCGTCGCTGTGCGATGAGCCAATGAGCAGCGGGCCAGAGATGCCGCTCATCAGCAACCCCGCCGCCTTTGCCTGCCGCGCTGAAAGGTTGGCAGGGGCAGCTAGCAGTCCATACAGGGCGAGAATCGGGCCATCCCGCAAGTCTGAGAGCAGAAGACCATCCTCCGATGCCGGCGAAGAAATGGCATTGGGTATATCCGATGATGTCTCTTGCTGTAACATCTTCAATGCTCCTGGTATCGACATCGCCGGGCGCTATAGAGCCGTTGACTATCAACATTCGTAACCAATTTGCCGCAAATTTATCGCATTCATTGTAATAAGCTGCCATTGTCTTTCCTTCGTTTCCATGCTCTCAGTAAACCTTCAGAAATTCTTTTTGAATGCTCTTCTGTTCGAGGACTCCTTCGTTTTCCTTTTTTAGCCTCAGAAAGTTTTTCTCTATGTTCTTTTGATAGAGTCTTTCCGAGATGAGCCGCACGTAGTTTTTCTTTAGTGGATTCTGACAGTTTATAACCGCGTTTACCGTCTCCACCAGTAGTCATGTTGTATGCGGCATGAACAGATTTGAGAAGTTTCATTTCCTTTTTGCATAAATCTTCCCAACAGTCTGCTGTATCTACAGCGCGAATAGAAAAATTTTCAATCCCGTACTTACGCATGGCACGATAAAGGCTTCGATCTTTTCCTTTCTTGCAATCATTTTTGTGTTCACTCCATCTTCTCTGTAAGGTTCTGGAAGTTATCCCCACATAAAGATGCCCGTTGATATGATTTTGAATGATGTAAACAAGCATGGTAAAGATCATACTATAACCAATCCTTTTTTTTTGTTCGTTATAGTACGCGCTCAATCTCCACCCATCCGTAAACCTGACCAGCGAGTTCATCGGCTTTCTGACGAATAGGTTGGACAATATCCTTCGATTCAAGTCGTCCTTGAAGCATATCGTAACGACGATCCTTGCCGACTTCGCAGTAATCGTAAAGCGGTTCTTCTGTCCGTCGCGAACGGCGAACATAGAAGGTGAGCGGCCTGTAATCGGTAGACTTATAACTGACGATCATGAGTTGAAATATAACTCAGCATTGACACTTCCGTCAATACCGTACTTTGAGCACTCCGTCATCACCTGTATAGCAAGCTCTTCAGCTTCACGCGCACCGAGTAACTGAGCGTTAGCTACATCTACCCCGAACTTAAAAAAGAACCTGCGGAAGCTCTCTGACAGTCCGTATCCGCGCGCGAATTCAAGCCCCGCCCACCAGGCAATAGCGTTACGCAGTGATCGTTGATTTTCCTGCCGCTTCACCCAATGACCGCGTGCTGCAATTTGCGCCGGCAATGGCAGATTCGCTGGCGCATAGAAGTCGCCGTTCTTACGTGCAATATCGCCTCTGAGTTGAGCGAGCACATCGGGAGCGAGTTCAAGCAGATCTCCGTCTACGAACTCTGGAGCAGAGCGTTCCTTCGGAGTTAATTCGACGCTGAACCCGCAATATGGGCAGACTCGAAAAATACGTTCATAAGGAGCGAAGCATTGAATGCAGACAGTCAGAGGAATCTCATCCCCCTTGCTCTTTCGCTTAACACGTCGATCAAGACTCCAGTGTTGATGCTTGTCTGGCGGTCCTTGATGACGCAGCACATTGCCGACGTGATCGAGAATGATGGCGCGAGGCTTCCCACTTGATGCAATATAAGCCAGACGCTCTTGTTGACTGAAACTATCCCAGGAGCGCGATAGTTCCGGTGAGATCATCAGTCGGAGAGCGCGTCCGAACTGCTGCGAGTAAAGCGCGAAGCTATGAGTGGGACGAGCGAAGCTGACAACTTCGATTGCTGGCAGGTCGAAGCCTTCGCCGAAAAGATCCACGTTGACGAGCTGCAAGACCTCTCTACGCTTGAATCGTCCAATGATGTGAGCCCTGAGAGTATCGGGAGTATTCGCGCTGACCACTTCTGCCGGTACTCCAGCGGCACGGAAAGCTGCGGCTGTCTTTGTGGCGGATTCCACCTCGACCTCGAAAGTCACCCCAAGCTTGCCTTCGGCAAAACGTTTGTAGTGCTTAACGACATCCCCAGTCAACTTCGAAGACTCTCGGCGGGCCGCTCTGAGCTTCGGAGGGCTGTAGTCTCCGCTTGATTCACTGACGGCTACCGATCCGATATCGAAGTCGGAAGGAATCGGCGGGCAGACGATGCGGTAGTCTGTGAGGTAGCCGAGGTCGATAATTTCTCGCATGGTGGGTGCGAGCACCATAGCGTCTGCGAGCCCTTCATGGTGACGCCCCAGGCCGCGTCCGTCAGCTCGCTTAGGTGTAGCAGTGGGGAATAGCCCGCGAGCGTTAGGGAATTTCGCTTGAGCCTTCCCCCACTTGTTATCTTTGAGTACATGATGACCTTCATCCTGAATGGCTAATCGAATCTGCCGGAACCAGGATTCTTCCGGCATTCGAACGATCGTATCGACCCCACCCACACCAGTCTTAGCGGTAGGATCGAGATAGCTGTACCCCACTTCGGCCACTTGCAGGCTAGTGATGATGCGCATCAGACTAGTATTGCTGCCTATTAGACGATGCCTCACTCCATTGCGAGCAAGCGCAACGCTGATCTGCGACACAAGCTCTTGCCGATGAGCAATCGCAATGCTTGCACCCGGTTCGTCATAGAGCAGTTTCGCGAGCACTACCGTCTTACCGAAACCAGTGGCCGCAACCCCAATGACGTTCTGAGCTCCCGCTTCCCACGCTTTATAGATATCTCGTTCGAAAGGGATTTGAATGGACCTAAGAGGAACGGGCATTGCGTTTTATCTCCAGGTATTTTCCATAAGCTTCGCTCTTAGGCTGAGTTAAACCGAGTCCCTTGCACCAATGATCGTTACGCAATAACACCTTACACATTCTTCGCCAACTCGGAGCCCATTGAGCATCTTCAAGGATCTTCGGAACCTCATCTGGAATCTCACTATAACCACGCCCACGCCAGCCTTTGATGAAACTTCGAAAGCGACTGATGTAATGATCTCGCGTAGACTTCGGAAGTGATTGGAGAAGAAGATTGCAGAAAGTTCGCCAGGTATGACCGTCTGGTTTTGTAATCTTGTTGTAGCCCATTATATTGCCGTTTTCTTCAATGTAGAGAGCTCCGAAATTCGCCCCATTAACACGAGCAATAAGACGGTACCACGTCTTCGGCTCCAGAACATGATAGAGCCATAAGCCCTTTCGCTGGTCGTCTCCATATGGCTGACAGAGACGTTGCTGCGAGAGCTTAACGCCAGCACGATACATTTGGTCGTAAATGGAATTGTGGGGGAGCGAAGGATTTTGAGCATGAAATCTCCAGATATCTTCAGTTTTCCAATCGTAAATGGGATAAACGTTGAAGAGTTGATCTTCGATTCCGGTAGTCCATCGTTTGCCTTGAAACATCACTTTATCGAAGATAGCAATGGTACGAAATCGATTCAGACTCTCATCAGCCCGAATCCCAACAAATCCTGCCGTCCGCGCACCTTGAGCATACCAAAGGCCCCAAAGAACGATGATTTCTTCAAATTCCATGCCGGGAACAAACCAAGGATAATCCTTTGCTGTCTTTGCACAAGTCGGCATTTCGCGAACCCAGATATCACGCTTCGATTCATCCCAGGGAATCCATCGCGGTTCAAAGTGAGTGACGGCGTTACGAAGTAGAATCGGAAGACAGCACCAGTGGAGATCAATGTGCGATTTATAGAGTCGAATCATTTCTTCGATGTGTCGGATAGTAGCGGTATATTGGGCTTCCAGATCGACGATGAGGACGCCGATTATGCGATTCCTTCGGACGGCCTCTTCCATCACCAGATGGAAAGTGACGGAACTATCCTTACCCCCGCTGAACGAGACATAAACCTTCTCAAAATGATCGAAGATGAATGAAATACGCTCCCGAGTGGCTGTAAGAACGTCGATATCAGAATAACGCTTGAGATTCGGCATCAGTAGAGGTTAGCCTCCGTCTTCGATTGAGCTTCGTCCATCGTCAATTGCTTTCTTCCATTCAGCATCAGCCACATATTGAGCCACTTCAAAGCAACTTCGTTGGCTGTTTGTTGTTGAGATTCCGATAAGAGATTGAAGCCTCCACGGAAGATAGAAGGTATTCCGTGAACTACGCAAAGAGACGCTTGACCAAGCCAAGCGATACGGTTCATACGCTCATTGGTTAGATAGTGCTCACAGCTTTTAGACCATTCAAGAATCACTCTCTGAAGAGCAGATTCAAAAGCCGGAATGTCAGCAAGCATCGATCGATAGATCTCTTCGCAATCCTCTTTCGTGAGTTCCCCCGGCGGTTTCGATTCATAAAAACCTGCCGGATAACATTCCCATTTATCCCAGGTATGCAGAATACGCCCAGCTTCCAACTCAATCGAATCGCCATCTTCAGCGAGAGGAATGAAATCGTCCTGAAGATCATCCACATCCCAAGATTTTGAAAAATCGGAATCGGCAAAAAGCTCTGCAATGCCGGTTATCTGGCATAAACGGAGAACTTCATCCGGTTCCATTCCCAGATTCTTGCTGATCTTTTCGTCGCTCCAATTTCGTCGCTTCAGTTCGATCACAATATCGCTCATGGAATCGACTTTATGTTTCCCACGGGCTCGATTGTGGCGGATAGTAGCAGCCATCCGATCAGCCTTATCGAAGCGATTTTCGTTAATGGTGACTATTGGAAGATAACCATGAATACGGCGGTTTACGTCCGGCATTTCGCGCCCAACCCGATGACGATGGAAGCCATCTACTACTTCAAATTGAAGTTGATCGGGCATCGTTACGATAGGTTGAGTGTAGCCATCTGCCAGAATGCTCAGTCGTAGGAGTTCCATCTCCGGAGGAGCCACTTCATTGGGGTTATAATCGTTGGCCCGAAGCGCTTCGACCGGCACCCATCGAACGAAATCAACCGGCTCAGACTTGAAGGGACTGATCTCATGGAGAGCTTCCCTAATCAAATTGAGATTTTCGACTAAAACTTCCGTATCGCTGGTGGGAATCTTGCTGATGAGAGCCAATATCGATTCGACAATCATCGTAGGAACTCCAAGATCATCCAGAAAACGAAGGCTTCCGTCGCTAGAGTATAGAGGCAAAAACGAAATTCAAATTTCATCGTTGACATAAACGTCAATATAGATTAGAACTGTGATTGCGTCAACCAATAAAGGAGATTTATGCCAACAACTTTGACCATCGATTTGGATTCGTTGAGTTCCGAAAGCGCCCAGCGAATCTCAGCAATGATCCTCGCATATGCGGGGTTGGAAGCGCCTGAAACAGAGATTCACTATGAAGGTGATGAAGCTCCGGAAGTGATGATCAACTTCAATCAGACTCCAGCCCCATTACCCGAACCATCAGCAGCTGAAGCGTTCGGTTCTGGTCCTCAATTGGTGCTTCCAAACCCTTCCTTGCCGCAGGATGCGAATGCGAATGCCATTTCGTCGAATTCACCTACTGCGGCACCTACGGTAAATGTATCAACTGCGACGGCCCTTGCTAATGTTCAACTCGATAGCCATGGGCTTCCTCATGATCCTCGCATCCATTCGAAGGAGAAAACCTTCACCAAGGAAGGATCCTGGCGCATCCGCCGTGGACTTCCGGACGGTTACGCGGAGAAAGTCACGGAAGAGAATCGTAAGCTAATGGCGATTCCTTCGCTCGCTCAAAGTGCAGCTCCACTTCCACCCCCGCCTCCAATTGTGGCTTCAGTTCCGATGCCTCCACCCCCTCCCTCTGATCCAATGGCTTTCGTTAACCTCGCTACGAAGGTGACTTCGGCCATCTCATCGAAGCAACTCACTCCCGATCAAGTGCAGAAAGTAGCGGAAAGCGTTGGGCTCGCCACCTTCATGCAGCTCGCCGTCAGACAGGATCTTGTGTCGGCAGTGACTCCACTCATTGACGCTCTATTGGCCGGCAATGCGTCCGCTCAGTAACGACGAAAAACGCGCTCAATTTCGTGTGCTTGAGGAAATCCGGAAGGTAACGAGCACTCCTCGATTCCGATTCCTCAAGCATGAGGAGCAACGCTGGCTTATCAAAGAAGCGATTGAGAAGCACGCTTCGATGGAGAACGATGACTGACCATGCTTATCTACCGCCTTCCGCTGCGCATACGTGGTCTGAATGCGCACTTTGGGCAACCATGAACGCCAAGTATCCTCAAGAATCCAGTTCCGAAGCAGATGAAGGTTTTGCTGCACATTGGGTAGCTTGGGAGATGCTTGTGGGTTCTCCAATGACCCTCAACACGCCGGCCCCCAACGGCCTCCTGACCACTGAAGAGATGCTTGAAGGTGGCGACCTGATTGTCGACTGCATCAGTACTCGCAGTAATGGTAATCAGGTTCACGTCGAAGAGCGCATTTCAATCAGCTCCATCGCTCCCGGTATGTTCGGCACTCCCGACGCTTGGAGTTTCGACGCAAAGCTCTGTCATCTGGAGATCTTCGATTACAAATTTGGCCATCGCTTCGTCGACGAATACTGGAATCCACAGGGGTTGTGCTACCTCTCAGGGATCGTCGATGTACTTTCAACTCTCTATAAGGTGCCTCCAACTGATTGGGAACCATATATGACAGTGGCTTTCACTGTTGTACAACCTCGCTGTTTCTATCGTGGCAATCCGGTTCGTACACATGAATTTCGCTTATCGGAATGTCGCTCTTACTTCAATGCATTAGCCAATGCAGCGGAGGCTTCTCGTGTTGCAAATCCGATTGCCAAAACGAACGAACATTGCGGAGACTGTCCGGGACGGCACTCGTGCTCAGCGCTTCAAAAAGCGGCATACGCTGCTGCCTCTTATAGCTCTAAACGTAATGTTGTGGAGCTTACTCCTAGTGACGCTGCTCTTGAGCTTAAAATGCTGTCTACTGCTCTGGGCTCTCTTACGGCTAGAGTAGAAGGTCTGAAGGAACTGACGATTCAGAATCTCACGAACGGTAAGCAGGTTCCTTATTACCGTGCTGAACCCGGTCAAGGTCGGCAAACATGGAATGTTCCGGCTGCTCAAGTAATTGCTTTGGGTCAGATCAGCGGCATCAGTCTTGCCAAGCAGCCGGAAGCTGTCACCCCCAATCAAGCCAAGAAACTTGGAGTCAATGAGGCCCTTGTGAATAGCCTCAGCTTCACTCCGTCAACCGCAACCAGGCTTATCCCTGAAACAGCATCCGATGCCGCGAAGGTATTTGGAAGGAGTTAGACTTTCATGCCAACAAAGAAAAAGTATGTGATTGTACGTACCTATTCGGCGGGAGTTTTCGCCGGATTTCTTCACTCACGAATGGGTCGGGAAGTCGTACTGACCGACGCCCGAAGGTTATGGTATTGGGCGGGTGCGGCAAGTCTTTCACAGATGGCCGTCAGTGGAACTTCTAAACCCAAAAATTGTAAATTTCCGGTAGAAGTTCCGCGTGTTGAATTGCTTGAAGCGATTGAAATTTTGGATACAACTTCCCTTGCCGAAAAATCAATCCGCGAGGTGCCCGAGTGGAAACAATAACTCACGGCTCCGGCTCCGGCGACGGCTCCGGCTCCGGCTACGGCTCCGGCGACGGATACGGCGACGGATACGGCGACGGCTCCGGCGACGGCTCCGGCGACGGCTACGGCTCCGGCTACGGCTCCGGCTCCGGCGACGGCTCCGGCGACGGCAAAGGATAAAAACATTTAGTCCAAGTGACTTTAAGCAAAGGTAAATACACACAATGGCAGATCGCGTATCAATCACAAGTCCC